CCACTACGAATTTCAACAATACGGTTTTGTATATTTGAAATTCGTAGTGGATCAGTTAGAACACTTTGACGAAGTTGATCAAGCTGTGATGGCATATCGTGACGCAGGTTTTGTAGGACCGGTGTACGTTATGCCTGTGGGCGGTGTTGTCAGTGTGTATGATGGTAATCGTATACACATTGCCGACGAAGCATTAAAAAGAGGCTATTACTATAGCCCAAGACTACACGTAGACTTATGGGGGAACGGATGGGGAAAATAACAGACATAATTGAACGCTTAACCGGCATCGATAAGATAAAGGCCAAGGCTAAAGAGGAAGCAGAAGCGTCATTAAAAGCCGCAGAAGATTCTGCCAAGATTGCTAAAACCGCACTCGATGCCGCCGAGGCAGCGCAGAAGGCAGAAGCCGTTGCCAAGATGACACCAAAAGATCGTGCTACTGCCAAAGGCGAGCCGTGGGTAAGTGTTTTGGATACGCACGTTAACAAAGATAATATCCGTAATGGCTTCTTTGAGCTTGACTGGAATGAACTTTTTGTGTTACAATTGAAACAAGCTGGATACGGTTTCGATGGTGACCCGGACGAAGAGATTGTAGATCGTTGGTTCCGTGACATTGTTAGAAACATGCTAGGCGAGGAAGGTCTGGACACTAGTAGAGGTGCCGGTTATATTAACGTAGTTCCAATTGCCAAAGGCAAGTCAGAGGTTTCATGACATATATTTTAGTTGATACTGCTAACACATTCTTTCGTGCTAGACACGTTATTCGCGGCGATGCCGATATTAAAGTAGGTATGGCATTCCATATCACATTTAACAGTATCAAAAAAGCATGGAATGACTTTGAAGGGAAGCACGTGGTCTTCTGCCTCGAAGGTCGAAGCTGGCGCAAAGATTATTACAAGCCCTACAAGGCTAATAGGGCAGAAACTCGTGCGGCCATGACTGTCAAAGAAGCAGAAGAAGATAAGTTGTTCTGGGAAGCGTTTGACGAGTTTAAAAAGTTCATTACAGAGAAAACTAACTGTACAGTATTACAACATAGTCAGCTAGAAGCAGACGATTTAATTGCTGGGTTCATTGCGGATCATCCTGATGATAGCCACGTGATCATTTCAACAGACAGCGATTTTCATCAGCTGATTGCCGACAATGTCAAACAGTATAACGGCGTAGCTGAAACACTTACCACTATCGAAGGCATCTTTGATAAAAAAGGTAAAATGGTTAAAGACACTAAGACTGGCTTGCCTAAAGATATTCCTAATCCTGAATGGATTTTGTTCGAGAAGTGTATGCGTGGCGATAGTAGCGATAATGTCTTTAGTGCCTATCCTAAAGTTCGTAAGAACAAATTAGAAGACGCATTTAAGGACCGCAGTAACAAAGGCTTCGCGTGGAACAATCTCATGTTGCAGAGGTGGGTTGATCACAATGGCGGTGAACACAGGGTGCTAGATGACTACCACCGTAATCGTCAGCTGATCGACCTTAAAGCACAGCCTGAAGACATTAAGTCTTTTATTAAAGAAACAATTACAACTAATGCTGTACCCAAGACTGTTGATCAAGTGGGCATTAGACTATTAAAATTTTGTCAACTATACGATATGAAACGTATGATTGACAGCATTCAGCAGTATGCTGAACCATTTCAGGCAAAATACAAATGACAATATGTTTATATAAAAATACATGTCCAAATGAAACACAAGATTGTGAGGAAAATATTATGACAGAAATTCACGCCAAGCCCATCGTAGATGGCAAGTTTTGGATTGTAGAACAAGACGGAGAAAAGATTGGTACATTACACAAGAAAGAAAATAACAAATATATGTTAAGTGGCAAAGACGGCAGTAGTTTCTTTGGCAAAAAAGAAGAGCTTATTAAAGCATTCGGGAAGGATTTTTTTAGTGGTAAAATTACAACTACTATTAGTCAAGATGAAAGCAAAGATGTACACGGGTATCCAACAAGCTGTACTCCATGTAATCCCATGTATAATGTACAAAAGAAATTGCCCCTGTTTACAAAAAGTGAAGCTAGCAAAAGTTTGTATTGCGCAGGTTATTATATTATTCGATTTGACAAAGGTTGGGTTAAAAGTTTCTGCCCTAAACTAATTACAATTGAACGCTACGAGAACCGTGGACCTTTTAAAACAGAATTTGAAATGAAACAGGTACTAAGTAATGTCAAATCCAATTAACACACTGCCTATTCAGCAGTTTATTCAGCAGGTAAAAAGTGCTGAATTGGCACAGCAAAAAGAAGTAAAAATAGACATTAAGTCAGCAAAGATGCTGGCTTATAGTCTAGGTGAAATAACTGCCAAATTGCTAGAAGATCAAGACGAATTGTTAAGCAAATTGGCACAGGCGCAAGGCAGCGAAGTTACTATCAAAATGGATGGTGGGGGATTTTCCACTACCTAGATGATAAATATATGCGTATATTAAGGACGCATATATGAGTAGACCCAAGCCTAAGGTACTTTTAGAATACACCAATAAAAAGAACTATAAAACCGAACAAGTTTTAGAGTCCGATGCTATTTGGGCAGTATTTTACAAAAACGAACCTTTCAATTTAAAGAGCTTTAACAGCCTTACATCCTACCCAGGTCCTAAATATAAGAAAGTATCATTTAGCAACCCTGGACATGCTATCAATCTAGCAAAAAAATTAAATCAGATGTTCGATTGTGGTGATTTTCAGGTGGTTAGATTAACTGCTGGAGAAATCGTTAAATGAGTCGCATAAATCATCTTCTAGATCACGCCAGTACTGTTTGCTTTTACGAAGGTGGTTCAGAACATATTTTTTGTGCGACTGACGAACCACGATTTTGGTCAAATCATGATTTAAAAGAACACCCCAACTTGGCATTGGAACGATCAAAAACATACAGTTATAAGTACAATAGTCAAAGATTTAGATGCGACGAATTTACAACTACCAGTGAACTACCTATAGTATTTTTAGGGTGTAGTCATACATCAGGAGTTGGTTTAGAAATTCAAGATGTATGGTCAAACGTACTGTTAAACAAAATTAAAGACTATACAGGTAAAAAAATTCCGTTTTGGAACTTGGCAACAGCTGGATCGAGTATAGATAGACAGGCAATGCTATTAGAAAAACATATACACAAACTTAATCCAAAATTAATATTTTTTTCAGTTCCTGGTATGTACAGACGTGAGATTATATTAGAAGATGCAGTAGTAGACTATGTTCCAAATTGGCAGGAGTATGCGGAATATTCTGACAGTCTACAGAGAAAGTTAACTAAAGCAGATCCAACATTTATGGACGAGGGCTATGCCGCTTTTGAAAGTTATAAAAATTTGATGTTAATCAACACTCTTGCTAGATTTAAAGAATCTAAAATACACTACCATATCGGAATAGAAAATCAAGAAAACACATGGTCCAATAATCCAGATTGTAATATAATACAAACAATATGTGATAGATTATCAAATTTTAATAATTTAGATATAACTTTTAATCATCAAGACGTGGCAAGAGATGGCATGCACCTTGGTAAAATGTCACATAGAAGATTTGCTGAAAATGTGTTTAAAAAAATAAAAGATCAATTATGATTAGTCGAGAACTTTACACTAGAATTTTCCTTAAATCAATGGAACGTAGTACGGATGAAGCCAATGTCAAACTACACTTACACAAATGGTGGCAAAGTAAACGTACCAAAGAATCCGGAGCACTGCGACTGAGTCTAGAAGGATATGAATTTTTAATTGGCGAACTTAAATTGGAAGAATTTGAAGTTCCTTTCACAGATAAAATTGAACTTAGTCCCCAAACAATCATATTTTTTGACAACTATTTGGACTGCCCTTATTTCTTAACAGGACAAAGTTTAACCGTTTTTTCGGAAAAAAAGGCTTTTGAGCTATACATGTTTTCGGATGATATTCGAAAATATGGACTAGTCAAAGCTATGAATGCTCGAAAAAAGGATGCTCAAAACGAAGAAAAAAGTTAAAAAACAGTTGACGTGGGCACAGATATCGTTTATAATACATACATAGACACTTAGTTTACAACGTTTTTTTAACCCTGGAGTATATATGAGCGAGATTGTTTCACGCACCGTTGGCCCTAAAGCCGCTAAAAAGTCCCTTCGTCGTGCTTTTAAGGCACAACGTCCTGTGTTCCTTTGGGGTCCTCCCGGAATTGGTAAGTCAGATATTGTCAAGCAATTGGGCGAAGAATTAGAAGCTCATGTTATTGATATTCGTTTGAGCTTGTGGGAACCTACTGACATTAAAGGTATCCCTTACTTTGATGCTAACACTAGCCGCATGGCATGGGCTCCTCCAATTGAGTTGCCTAACGAAGTCGAAGCGTCCAAGCATAAAAACATTATCCTGTTCATGGACGAAATGAACAGTGCGGCTCCTGCTGTACAGGCAGCGGCTTATCAGTTGGTTTTGAATCGCCGCGTAGGTACTTATAAACTGCCTGACAATGTGTTCATTGTGGCAGCAGGTAACCGTGAAGCTGACAAGGGCGTTACTTATCGTATGCCTGCTCCGTTGGCTAACCGTTTTGTTCACATGGAGATGCGTGTTGATTGGGACGACTACTTTAGCTGGGCTACTGAAAATCGCCAACACAAAGACGTTGTGGGCTTTTTGACTTTTAGCAAGAAAGACTTGTACGATTTTGATCCTCGTTCTAGCTCAAAGGCATTTGCCACTCCACGTAGCTGGGCATTTGTTAGTGAACTGTTGTTTGATGACGACGAAGACGAAAACACTTTGACAGATTTAGTGTCGGGTGCGGTTGGTGAAGGTCTTGCCATTAAGTTTATGGCTCATCGTAAGATTGCCTCTAAACTGCCTAACCCTACAGAGATTCTCAAGGGCAAGGTTAAGAAAATGGATACTAAAGAAATTAGTGCCATGTACTCTTTGACTGTGTCCCTGTGCTATGAATTGAAAGATGCGTCTGATAAAAACGACAAAGGCTTTAACGATAAAGTTAACTGTTTCTTCCAATTCATGATGGACAATTTCGAAACTGAATTGGTTGTTATGGGTACTAAACTTGCGTTGACACAATATCAACTGCCTTTGGATCCAGATGAGATTGAGTGTTTTGACGCATTCCATGCTAAGTTCGGTAAGTACATTGCGGCGGCCACAGAAAAGCGTTGATTAGTAGCCAAATCCAATTGACACCGCCTGCGGGCGGTGTTATAATATATACTATAGCAAATAACAGGAGCAAGTATGTCGCATGATTTAGACCCAATTGTTGATAAAATTATTGTAGCACGGATTGGTTTGCTACTCCGCCATCCTTTCTTTGGCAACATGGCAACGCGATTGAAAATTGTCGATGCCAGCGAATGGTGTAATACTGCGGCTACAGATGGGCGCAGCCTGTACTACAGCCGACCGTTCTTTGAAAAACTCAGTGCTAAAGAAGTTGAGTTTGTGGTGGCACACGAAATCCTACACAATGTATTTGACCACATTGCCCGCACAGAAGGCAGAGATCGAGGCATTTGGAATGCCGCAATCGACTATTGTGTAAATGGGCAATTGGTTCGAGACCGTATTGGAGATCAGCCAAAAGGTATTAAAATTTTCCACGATCCTAAGCATTACGGCAAAAGTGCTGAACAAGTGTACGACGAAATTTACGAAGACATGGACGAACAAAGTTTGTCTGCTCTTGGTCAATTGCTCGACGAACATATCGATTGGCAAAAAGGTGATGGCGATGGTAGTGGTAATCAACCCGGATCCGGTAAAGGTCGGCCACAATATAGTAAAGAAGAATTGAAAAAGATTCGTGACGAAATTCGCGAAGCTACTATCACCGCGGCGCAGACTGCTGGAGCAGGTAACACTCCTGCTGAAATTCAGCGTATAATCCGTGAGTTGACAGAACCTAAAATGAACTGGCGTCAAATTTTGCGTCAGCAAATTCAAAGCACTATCAAGCATGACTATACCTTTAGTCGTCCTAGTCGTAAGGCATGGCACACTGGTGCTATTTTGCCAGGTATGAATTTTGATGAAACTATCGACATTTGTATTAGTATTGACATGTCAGGTTCTATTAGCGATGAGCAAGCTAAAGATTTCTTAACTGAAATTAAAGGCATTATGGACGAGTACAAGGACTACAGTATTAAAGTTTGGTGTTTCGATACTAAAGTCTATAACGAACAAGACTTCGACGGTTACGGCGGCAACGATATTACCGAGTACGAACCAATGGGCGGTGGTGGTACTGACTTTATGGCTAACTGGGAATACATGAAGCAACATGACATTAACCCTAAGAAGTTTATCATGTTCACAGACGGTTATCCGTGGGATTCATGGGGTGATGAAAACTACTGCGATACAGTGTTTATTATTCACGGTACTACCAGCATTGTGCCACCTTGGGGCGCCCATGCTTATTACGAAGAAGAAGCAAGTAGTTAATGGCGTTAAAAAACGGTAAAATAAATCCGCTTAATGCGCTGGATCTGAGAAAAGTCTCGTTTCCAGCGCATCATTTTCACTATACAGATGTACCCAAGTACAATCCTGTATTGTCTAATCATATAGATCGCTGGATCTATGCCAATCTTAATAGTCGATATTATGTAGGGCAATACATAGGCATTATCGACAATACCATAATTTATACTACACGTATAGGATTCGAATCTGAAAAAGAACTTAGTTTTTTCAGACTTGCTTGTCCACATTTAGCCTAATAGATAAATTATAAGCATATATAATTTACGAGGAGTTTATATGACTGAAGAAACTAATAACCAAGAGGTTCCTCAACAGGATCCTGCTCAATTAACACTTACCGATTTAGCGGCAATGAAAAGCATTATCGATATCGCAAGTGCTAGAGGTACGTTTAAACCGAACGAAATGATGATTGTCGGGCAAACTTATAACAAACTAACAACCTTTTTAGAAGGTGTTAAACAAAACCAAGGAGAAACAAAATGATTGAACAAGTTGTAACAGAACAAAATGGCGTCGAAACGCCGGTAGAGGCCGCACCCGCTGCAGCGCCAGAACTTAACATTAATGATTTAATTGCTATGCGTAATCTAATCGACGTAGTAACTACACGCGGCGCATTCAAAGCTATCGAATTATCAAGCGTTGGTGTATTGTTTGATAAATTAAATAGCTTCTTAGAAGCGGCGCAGAAAGCACAACCTGCAGCGCCTGCTCAAGGAGAATAATATGGATATTAAACACGTAGGCCGAATGAAAAAAACTGGCCGTAAAGTATTAGTAGCGTACAGGACATTGCCCGGCGATTCTTACAGTTGTCTAATCATCCCAACAGAAAATTTGTCCGATAGTTACCACGATGCTCTAATACAGCTTGTAGAAAATAATTCAGCACAGGAAGCATTTGAATTTTCTGAAGTACTAGCCAGAGCAAAGTTTCCAGATGGTAGTACAATGCTGCCTAGTTTACACACTAAGGGTATGTTAACAAAAGTATCTACTAGTGAAGTTGAAATGATTCCAAATTTTACAACACGCATTAGCCTAGATGAACTTAATCAGTTAATTGCAGAGCAACGTGGAATTGCAGTGGATGATTTAGCTGTTAAAGACGTAGTAAAAATTCCTACTAACGTTGAAGTTGTCGATGTGGCCACTGTCAAAGACATTAGCCCTTCGGCAAAAACCACATCACAAAGTGTAAACGAAGATATTCAACCCATGGTAGAAAATCTTAGCCCTGAAGCTCAGGCTAAAAAGTTTAGAAGTGACGCAGACAAGTTAGCAAAACAGGCTGCTGATTTTAGACGTAAAGCTGAAGAACTTGTGCCTACGAAGAAAGTAAAGTGACACGTGGGAAAACACTTCCCAAAGACGTAATAGATCGCTGGCCCGAAGTATTCGGAGAGATAACACTTAATGTAGTTCCTCTCCGATATCTTCATTCGGTTACAATTACATTCAAAAATAAAAAGATTTGGGAAATAGAATTAGAAAAAGAACTTAATGAAGGAAGTTGGGGTAACTTTGAACGGCAGATGAAAGAGATTGTATTAGAATATGAAGATACTATCGAAAATGTCGATTTTAAATTAGATACTAATCGAATTAAAAAAGATATAACCAAACACACCAACAAATTTTTAAATAACAAGAAATTAAAATGAAAGTTAAATTAGTATCGAATAGTCAGCCAACAGAAGAATTTCGTCAACAAAATATCAAAGACGCATTAGATCTTGTTGCGTATTGTGCGAGAGTCAGTAATCCTGCCAACCAATTTAACACAGAGACAAGTGAGAAATTAATCAAATATTTGATTAAGCATCAACACTGGAGTCCTCTTGAAATGGTAAGTGCCTGTATTGAAATTGAAACCACACGTGATATTGCTAGACAAATTCTACGTCATCGCAGTTTTAGCTTTCAAGAATTTAGTCAGCGTTATGCTGATCCAACAGCAGAACTAGACGAAGCGTTTGTATTGCGTGAAGCTAGATTCCAAGATACAAAAAATCGTCAGAATAGTGTAGAAGCAGATATGAGTGACGAAGCACAAAAATTAATTGCCATTGAATGGGAGCGGGCCCAAAAACGAGTGCTTTTTTCGGTCAAACAAGAGTATGCGTGGGCTATCAAGAACGGCATTGCTAAAGAACAAGCTAGAGCAGTGCTGCCTGAAGGGCTTACTATCAGCCGTATGTATATGAATGGTACATTGCGTAGTTGGATTCACTACATTGATCTCCGCAAAGAAAACGGTACTCAAAAAGAACATCAACATATCGCTCTTGCTTGTGCTAAAGTAATTGCTGAAATTTTTCCTATGGCAAATACACTATAAATAGTGTATGAAAAGAATCGTACTTGTAACAGGGGGTTTCGACCCCCTTCATTCTGGGCATATTGAGTACTTTGAAGCAGCTAGTAAACTAGGTGACATGCTGATTGTTGGTATTAATACAGATGATTGGTTAGTTCGTAAAAAGGGTCAGGCCTTTATGGAAGAATACGAACGTTGCCGCATCATTGAATCTCTTAAAGTTGTAGATAAAGTGGTTTGTTACCCTGATGCCGACGGTAGTAGTAAAAACACTATCACAGGTGTTAGAGCTATGTACCCCGATGCTACTATTATTTTTGCCAACGGTGGAGACCGTACAAAAGAAAATATACATGAAATGGACTTAGTAGACGATAAACTAGAGTTTGTATTTGGAGTTGGCGGAAACACAAAGAAAAATTCAAGTAGTTGGATATTGGAAGAATGGAAATCTATTAAAACATCACGTACATGGGGTTACTATCAAGTACTATATGATGTAAACGGTTGTAAAGTAAAAGAGCTTACTATAGAACCGGGACAATCATTAAGCATGCAACGGCATTTAAAACGTCACGAATTTTGGCACGTTGCTGAAGGACAATGCGTATTAGAACAGCAGTTGACGAGCGGCTACGCATTGCCTATGCTAACATTAACACAACATTCTCAGGTAGTAATACCTTTGGGCAATTGGCATAAAATACATAATCCGTTCGAAGCGGTTTGTCGTATTGTGGAAATACAATACGGTACAGAATGTATAGAAGAAGATATAGAGAGAAAACAATGAAAATAGTTGTAACTGGCGGAAGTGGATTAGTCGGTGCCAATTTAAAAAAATATATTTCAGACGCAATATATTTGTCATCGGCAGATTATGACTTAACTTGCGAACAACATGTAATCAACATGTATAAAGAATTAGAACCAGATTGTATTATTCACCTTGCCGCTAAAGTTGGCGGAATCATTGATAACATTAATAATCCAGCACCGTACTTTACTGAAAATATACTGATGAATACATTATTAGTAAAATACGCCCATGCGTATAATGTAAAGAAATTCATTGGAGTATTAAGCACTTGCATTTATCCGGATGTAGTTGAGACATACCCACTCGACGAAAACATGCTACATTTAGGGCCGCCTACTCCTACTAATTTTTCATACGGTTATGCAAAGCGATGTTTAGGAGTACAAATTGATGCGTACAATACACAATACAACACACAATATAGCTATCTTATTCCGTGTAATCTTTTTGGAGAAGGAGACAAGCATGGCAATAACAGTCATTTTGTAACAGCCTTAATTAAAAAGATATGGCAAGCTAAACAAAATAATGATAACTCTATTACTTTATTCGGAGATGGTACACCGTTAAGACAATTTATGCATGTTGATGATTTTTGTAATGTTATTAAATTTGTAATAGATAATAATATTACTGAAAGTTTTAATGTTGCCACAAACGAAACATTAACTATAAAAGAAATTGCTGAAATTGCGTTAGATGTATGTGATGCTACTCATCTATCAATAAACTGGGATACAACTATGCCTAATGGACAACTTCGAAAAGATGTTAGTATAAGTAAGTTAACAAAAATATTTCCAGAGTTTGGTTTAACTACCTTACGAGATGGCATAAGGAAAACGTATGATAAATTTGGTCAGTGATACTATTGATAAATCTGACATTGCTAAACTTGTAGAATGGCTATCGCAGGATACGATTCCTCGATTAACCAAAGGCGAATTAACAATTGAGTTAGAACGCAAATGGGCAAAGAAGATAGGAACAAAATATTCTGTATTTGTCAACTCAGGCTCGTCAGCTATTTTACTTTCGTTAGCAGTATTAAAAGAGTTTGGTTTCTTAAAGAATAATCGATTAGTTGCTCCGGCACTGAGTTGGTCTACCGATGTAAGTTCCCCTATGCTGTTAAATTTTGAAACACGTCTATGTGACTGTAATTTAGTTGACCTATCGTGCGACCTTGCCCACTTAGAAACTATTTTTAAAGAGTTTGAACCATCTGTATTCATTTTGGTAACTCCATTAGGATTAGTACCAGATATACAAAGAATAGTACACTTGTGCGAAGAATACGGAGTTCTATTAGTAGAAGATAATTGCGAATCAATGGGTTCTAAATATCAAGGAAAGTATTTAGGATCATTTGGTATTGCGTCGCTGTTCTCCACTTACTTTGGTCATCATTTAAGCACCATCGAAGGCGGGTTTATTAATACTGATAATGAAGAATTTTATCACGGATTACTAATGATGCGTAGTCATGGATGGGATAGAGATTTGCCAACAAGTAAACAACAAGAATTAAGAAAGCAAGCCAATGTAACTGACTTTGAAGCATTATATACATTTTACGTACCGGGACTCAATGTTAGATCAACAGATTTACAGGCGTTCATTGGACTTGGAGCAGTTGACAAGTTGGATAAGTACAGTCGGATACGTAACAAAAACTTTTTAATTTATAAAGAACTAATTAACAATAACAAATTATTACTTGCGCAACGAGATAACGACTTTGTTTCAAATTTCGCATACCCTGTTGTATTGCCCAATAGAAATAAAATTATAGAAAAACTTAAACAAAACAATATTGAAACTCGTCCCTTAATTGCTGGCAATATGGCAAACAAACCTTTCTGGATCAAACGATACGGACGTTTGACAGATTTACCAAATGCCGATATTATTGATAAACAAGGTTTTTATGTTCCTAATCATCAAGGACTAGTTAAGGAAGACATCGAAGTTATTGCTTCGATTATAAATCAGGAATAATATGACTCAAAAAACAGCATTAATTATTGGAGCAAATGGACAAGATGCCTCTTACCTTGCCGAACTATTAGTCTCTAAAAATTACAAAGTGGCAGGCACAGTAAGACGTAACTCTGTGCCTGAATCTCAAACTACTCGCATAGAGCATTTGTTCAAGGACAACCGTATTCAGTTGAAATACATGGATCTTACCGATCCGCTAAGTGTAGAAAGTGTAATAAGCAATGTACAGGCAGATGAAATTTATCACATTGGCGCACAAAGTCATGTACAGATTAGCTTTGAATTACCAAAGTATACACTCGATGTGAATGCTGGCGGAACATTGTCAGTACTTGAAGCTGTTAGAAAATTTTCCAATCATTCAAAAGTTTACCATGCAGCAACATCGGAAATGTTTGGAAACTCGTGTGACTCTGACGGGTTTCAACGAGAAACCACTCCATTAATACCTGTATCGCCATATGGTTGTAGCAAGCTATACGCACATAGTCTATGTCATAATTATAGAAATGCGTACAACATGTTTATATGTTCTGGAATTTTGTTTAATCACGAAAGCCCAAGACGTGGTATTAATTTTGTAACCAACAAAGTTGTATTAGAGGCTGTCAAAATTAAATTAGGTAAATCTAAAAAATTAATTTTAGGTAATTTTGAAGCAGCAAGGGATTGGGGTCATTCTAAAGATTTTGTAGAATCTATGTGGTTAATGCTACAACAAGAAAAAAGTGATGATTATGTAATTGCGACTGGTGTGACAAAAACAGTTAATGACTTAGTTAACTATGTATTTGAAAAATTAGAACTGGATCGAACAAAATACGTATTTTCCGATGAAAAATTTAAACGACCCGAAGAGTTACATTATTTAAAAGGTGATTCATCCAAAGCTAGAACAACACTTGGGTGGGTACCAACATATACCTTTGAATCTATGTTAGATGAGATGGTAGATTACTGGATGGATTTTTATAAGACAAATCCTAACGCAAGATGAAAAAAGCAATATTTTTAGTTGACGATATCGTAGATGGAAAAGTTGTAACTTTACTAGAAAGAGTATACGAAAAATTGATTGCCAAGTTAGTTACAGAAGGCTACCAATTTGGCTGGATTTCAGAAACTCCTAGGACATTGTATAATTGCTCTTCAGATTTTATTACTTTTAGAAAAGCTGGTGAATTTATTGCTGAGGTAAAGAATAACGGTACAATTGATAAAAATGTCGATGTATTTTATTTTATTTCAGCTTGGTTACATGTTAAGACTTTTCATTTAACAGATTTTTTTGCTGTAGATCCAGATGTGACAGATTTCTTAGTTGAAAATAAAATTCCTATAATAATCGACGGCTCTGCCGAAATGGATAATGTCTATATTAGATCTTACAAATTATTTGAAACCGAGTATGTTAATTACTTAACTGCTAAAAATCATTTCTTTAGAGGAATTAAAAATCTTAAATTTTATGTTGTAGGTGGCGAACTTGTTAATAACTATATGTCTAATAGGTCAAGAAACATACAGGTAGATCACTGCATGTTTCCAGGAGCGTTTTTTCATAAAGCATATATTGATTCTGATTTATATTCGAATGCGAAATCTAAAAAAGAAGCATTATTTGAAGAAATTAGAAATAGAGTACTAACACAAGATACATTAGTATGGCAATCGTTTTGCAGGACACCGAGACTAACTAGGACATTATTCCAATTGTGGGCAGACAAAGAAAAGATAACTGATTTTGGTCAATACAGTAGATTATTGCCTGCAAAAGATTCGTTTGTAGAAGACTGTAAAAATACAGGAATTATTCACAAGTATCAAAAACAATTAAGTTTTATACACACCAAGCTAGAAAATTTAAATACCTTAAAATTTATAGATCACGGTTCTAAAGATCATTTAAGAAAAGATATAGCAGGGATACCATTTGAAATAAATTCAATGTTTCATATAGTGCTAGAAACTTGTTCCATTATTAGCGGTGAAGATTTTGATTGCACTCCGTCAATGTTGACAGAAAAAACTTCAATGGCAATCTTGTCAGGAGTACCTTTCATTACCTTGGGCGGTCATAAAATTAAAAATATTTTAAAATCACTAGGATTTAAAGAATATCCTGGTCTCGAATTACCGAGCAATAATGAAAGGCATTATTTTGACGAATTAGAATACGTAATTGACAAAGTAAAGGCAATCGCTAATCTTCCATTGGAGGAAAAGCAAAAGTTATATGATTCTTGGAAAGAAATTATAATGTATAATTACAACAGATATCTTATGCTAGACACAAAAAAATTATATTTAGAATGTCTACATCAAGCAAGATAAGTAGTATCGCCTGGCCACAATGGTAAATGAGTTCCAGGCGATCTTTTTGGAATCTTACTGTCAGCACTGCTAACACAGCTATCACTTATACACGGCGTTGGACCGTCAAACAATTTAAAGCCAGTTTCTACATTACCTAACGGAACATCACTACAGCTATAACTGCGTTTTATGCTGCCATCTGGTTCACGTATAATAATACTACGATATCCACTGGAACATTCCCAGCCTTTAAACTTATTAAAGTTGAACGCATTGAATCGTTCAGCTTGATCCATATACCAGATTTTTTTATTGCTATCAACAAATTCTACTTGGAAATGTTGTGGAATTTTTGCGTTTTCTTCTTTGTACAATGGATCAGGAACTTTTCTAAATGTAGGAGTTGGGCGTTTGACTAATTTAGCTTCATCTGCTTTATTCTCTGTGAAGGCACGTTGTGGCATTCCATTGTGTAATCGTTTTAACATTTCAGGAGTATACCCATCTACTACACGGCTAGCAGTAGGATCACTCTGAGGTTTTAGTGTTACATTAATTCCCTGATTGTGAAAGAACAATGCATTTTCAAAGTCACGTTCGAACCATTCAGGAACCATAACCATATTGATAGTTATTTGAACATCGTGTTTTTGACACAATATTAATTTGTCAGCAAAGTCTTGCATTTTCTCTGGTGTGTCTACATGTTCGGTATGTAGACTGGCAGTGATACTAGCTCTGTGAAACTTACTTACAGCAGGACAATACTCATCTTCAAACCAACGTAAACTGCGACTCATATTTGTTGTCATGTGTACACTGGTATAGTTTGTATTCCCTGCGTCGTTATTAAGATGATTTAGGATATCAATATAGCCTGGATGAAATGTTGGTTCGCCGCCACTTAGACTAAAGTGAAAACTATTAAATCCTCGCTCTCTAGCTTGACGTTTAATCTCATCTACCGTAAGCAGACATAACTCTGTAGGTCTATGATCTTTTTTATCACTGCGAGCATAGGGCCAGCAGTAGCTACATCGATAATTACAGAACCGGCCTAACAGCCAACTTACTGTAAACAAGTCACGATATAACATTGTGCGTTGACCCACACGTTGAATATCATTGTATGGAATTTTTGTAAAGTCGTAGGCTGACCAAGATAAATCATCGCTCATTACAGATACCTTTTATAATCATGATATTCGATATTCAATAGTAAAGGTGTTAGATTACTAACTCCTTTCTTTTTTTCTTTCATCACAAGCCAATCTCTCGCTCGTTCTCTATACCATACAGCATCATCTGATTCAGGATCAGTTGTGCCAATCCTATCTTTCATCTGATTTAAAAATTTAATTGTACTTTTTTTATTCTTAAATTTAGGATTATTTTCACGTTCAGCAACTTCAATGGCAAGATCAATGTACTTTCTATATTCAACTGGCAATACTTTAATGTCTAATACCGGATCTGTTACAAAATTGCCGTGCCATGTAAAAGCTGGACAAACACCTGTTAATTTTAACTGATTATCGAATTGCTCATGTACCCATGCCATGTAGAGATGAAATGTTTTTAAACTAAAAATATTAAGAGTTGGTGCTAAATTAATGCTGTCAATTTTTTTAGGAACAGAAATATATTTTTTAAAATTAGTTTGAAATCGTTCCCAATTTAACCCATGTCTGATCAATTCAGCATCATGCCCAAAAGATTCGTTACTTATCCCAATTGTCCATTCAAAATTTGTACTGTATAATAATTTAAAAAACTTGTCCATTAATGCCGGGGTAGTATTACCATTAGTGACAATTTCAAGACGGATATTTTTCATTTTGTGCTTCCAGTTTGCTAGTTGAGCATGATGTTCAACTCTAGATACAATATGTTCAATAAAATCATAAAATTGATCTATCAACGTGGGTTCGCCTCCTAAGAATACAAATCGTAATTGTGTATTATCCCACACACTATTATCAATAGATTCTCTATTAATTTCAACTGCATTTTTAATTAGCGGATCTGAAAATTCTTTAAAAGCTTCAAATTCAGATGCTAACGGCACACTTTTAATTCGAACTTTTTCTTCTATGGCTATTTTACTACTAAAATTAGGGCCGCAATATAAACAAGCCATATCGCAAGTATTGGAGAACTTAACTTCAATATAATTCGCAAATGATTTATCAGTAGATAATAAGTTATCACGATTTAATTCTATAAATTCAGGTGTCCATTTATTATGTACATCTCTATAAGTTACACGCTTACCTTCTTCTTTCCAACAAAAATGACAATCTTCATTTTGTACTCCTTGTAAGCTATCAGTCTTGCGTTTAAGTAACTCTGGAGAGAACTCAAAGAAAGTTTTATCTAAATTAGGTACAAATTTAATAGGCTTCGATTTACAGCAATTTTTAACAAACTCGCTTGAAAAGTCTACATTAACATCAGTCCAGGATTTAGAACAATACGTATTTTTCCAATCTTCCATATTTTCACTTTACAAATTTAAATTCAGGATACACACTATACAAGTCTGTTTTAAAATGGTCATCTAGCACCGCAGAATAATCCACAAATTCATGCCAGTGTTCGTGCCAGTTTTCCGAATTCATATAATCAACTATCATATTTCCAAACTTCAATATGTTTTTCTTATGAGATTCAACGTCTGTAGTTGGCAATAACTTTACACAGTTTACAATGTTTGTGTCAATGTCGGCAATCCAGTTAGTCCAATCAGTTGTTATTTTTTCTTTTAATTCTAGTGGTAACAACTTAGGATTCAACGCCCGTGGGTATTGAACTATACTGGCATGAAAATATGCGCCTAACGACAAAAAATATTCTATAATCGATATCAATCTTGTTATATTCAATAAACTAGTAGTACATGTTGCACTAACTCTAGTATTAGGCACGTTATGTACTAGTGTAATGTTTTTTTCAATTAAAGTCAAGCCGTCATGTGCTCTAACATATTGATAACAACTAGGATCGCCATCAATACTAACACGCAAATTAACCTTTTTAAAGTGCTTCCATAAATCTAAAATGGAATTACCCTTGTAATCTAATGTGGTTAAATTACTATTATAACTAAGTTTTATATTTTTAGCATTCGGTAACATCGATTTAATAAAATCATAATGGCGTTCGTGATATAAAGGTTCGCCGCCTGCTAGCATAATCTCTGTTAAATTTGAAGAAATAGTACCACCAATTTCATCAATAATTTTCTGGTTAAGATTTATATGCTCATCACTTTTTCTAAAAGTGCCAAACTGAATCATTTTACTTTGTAGTTTTTCATCTCGTTTAACTGCCGCTTCCCACTTACTGCTATAGTCAGGACTACAGTGCCTACACATTAAATTACAAATATTATCAAATCTAAGTTCGATACTTTTTAAATTTTCGTCGGGCATAGCAAAATCTTCAGTAATTACTGCTTTTGCTTTTTCAATATTCATTATGTCTTTATAATCGACTGCTGTTTGTGATCGTGTACTACGAACTCCGCTATCTTCCATATCCCAACAACTACGGCATCCTACAGGACGCTCGTCGTTGAGTAGTTGTCTACGTAATTCTTTTATCTCAGAACCATTCCAAACTTCATGTATACTCTGTGTGGTATAATCTCCAATTTTATCAGGATATCTCCAACAAGCACTTACCTTACCTTCCTGTTTAATATTGACATGGCAGAATGGCATAACACAAAAAGTCTTGCTCATTACAATTTTCCTGTATAGTCCACGTGCCCTTCTAATTCTTTATACAATAATGGTAAGGAATCTTTTAAAGACTGTGTACGTAATTTATCTAAATCTTCAGTATAACTAGCAAATAATTTTAACATTTCTATGTTTGCTGTGGAATTTAATGCTCCTCTAATTGCTTCCATTTTTTTATTAAAAATTTCTTTACGAGGATTTTCTGCCATATCCCAAGAATCGTATTTGTCATATATAGATTTTATTGTACGATTAGCTAATTCTTTAGCAGATTGTGGCAAATTGGAGATTGACAAATACTTAGGATCTTGTAGTATATTAAAAATCAATCTAAAACTTGATATGTTATGATCTTCTTTATAATCTTTTTCCGTTAGATTAGGCCATGAGCGATTGGGAAAATGTCCGTTTTGTTTGTTATCCCACCAATCTATCATGTTATCTATTTCTAAAATATTGTAAATGTTGATAGTTGGGTTCCAAGTTATTTGAATCTTATTAGTATCAGCTGCTTCCTGAGCAAGCCAACTATCAACTACACTATCGACAACACGCCAGTCACTAGGCGTTCTGATATAATCGTTAGTTTTTCCAACGCCATCTATACTTAGACTAATTTTTACTTGTTTAAATTTAGTTAACCGCTTAAAAAATTTCCCGCCGGGAATCCAGCTACAGTTTGTAAAAACATCTAGAGCAATATTTTTAGCAACATCAATTTCAATTAGCATATCCATTAATTTTAAAAAATCAGGATGTATCATAGGCTCGCCGCCTGTGAATTTAATTTCTTCTATATTAACAAAATCTTCGGGTTTCCAATTAAACGGGATGTTTAAAACTTTAGGTGAGCTATATCGTCCAGGGTAAACCTTTGCTAACAATGCTTCTTCTTCGTGCCATGTACTCGATAAATCCCCAGCACATGTCCTACACTTTAAATTACAGTAATTACCGAAAGTCATTTCAAGATATTTTATTTTTAATGGTTCAATACTGCTAGATAAACTGTCCTGTATTTGATCATTCCTAGCGTAATTTTCATGCACACGCATAGATCTGCCGTTAAAAGTTTCTGCGGTATAACACTTCCTACATCCACTAACTGGTTTTCCATTTAGCATATTGTTTCTAACATCGTTCCATAAATTGCTAGTCATGGCTTCGGTTAGAGTAGAACCGTTAGAGATATTATACTTGTTAAAAACATGATACGCTGATCCATTTTTAGCAGTCCAGTCTTTGTCAATGTAGTCGTCGTGTACAAAATCGAATCGGCAACACGGCTTTATTTGACCGTTAGGTTTAACTTGAATATGTATAAAAGGTAATATACAAAATGTCTTAGATTTTGCTGTCATTGCTGTTTTAAAATGTTTTCTTTTTTCAAATTGTTATCATGATAAAGAGTAGTGTTTTCTTTATTGCCACAAGTGCCTAAACAAATAATTAAATTGCCATCATCTATGGTATCATTCCATTTGTTACTTATTGGTTTAAAATTTTCTAAAATTTCAACAACGGAGAGTAATTTTAAATCGAACTTTTCTAAATTATACAAACTAGTAAACTGTGCGGATCCTGGACTATCATGTGTATAAGTAGCAAGATAGCAACAGGGTAATAGCAAGCCAATACTTGTTAAGTAAACTTCCTGTCGTTGTTGAATTTTACATGTGACTTTGTTTCCGTTAAGATGAGATAATCTTGAATAATCTTTAAACTTAAAAATACTAATAGGAATATGATCAATAGTTCCTATATTCGGATGTCTGAATGATTCTTGATCTGGTGGCTCTAATGTATGTTGTAGTTCACCATCTATCATAACTTTATGATTTTTTCGACCACGGAACTTTTGTGTTACCTTAAGTCTAAACTTTGCGCCCATATCCAATGCCAATTGCTTTGCTATGTCTACTTGATGTTCGTTATGTTTAAATACAATAAAGTTCCACTGAGCATTGCCGCCAGCTTCTATATATGCTTTCATATTAGCATATACTTTGTCGTACACTACTCCAATACGATACTTATCCAACGTTTCATTATCTGTGCCGTCCAACGCAAAATTGATTAGAACGTCTTTTCTAGCAAGTTTAGCCCACCATTCTTCACTACGATATCCGCCGTTAGTATCTATGCTAACACTTTTACAGCCGTTATCCATTAAGTAGTTAACAAATTCAGGCAACAATTTATTCAAGCAAGGATCGCCGTATACTCCGCTAAAATAGACATGCTCTAGCTGACTAGTAAAATCCTTAGTAAATAGCTTATAAAAAACTTCGCCGGTTAGATCCAATTCGTTTAATTCAGGCTGTACGAATCCATCAGCAGTGAATCTACTACACATAGGGCATCTGCTGTTACATCTACTACTAGCTTCAACATGAACTATTTTGATTTGATCTTTTGCTATCATTGATTAAATTTTTTAGTTGTAGAATTTGCAGATGGCTTAATGGCGGATGCGCGAGAAGAGCAGGTTTCAGTACATCTAAAAATTCTGTCTTTAGTTTCAATGCCGTGTTGTTCTGAATTCCAACTATCTACTAAATCTTCTGTATAAAATTTATGATTTATAATAGAAGATACATCGTGTAAGTTACAGTCATTCCATGTAGTATCCGAGTAGCTGCCATATATTCTGTCTTGTAAATATTCTTTCTGAGCTAACTTATTATTATCTTCTATAAAACCGTTTGGAATAAAGCAGCAGGGCCATAGCTTACCAGTATGATCTATAAAATACATGTTGTCTACTTTATTCATACATGTGATTTCATAACTAGTATCGTATCTTGGATGTAATAAAAAAGTGTCTCTATTTTGTTCTGGTATTTGTGTTCGTTGTTTCATAACTACTATTTGTTCTAGTGATTTATGTTGTATACGACTACGGTCCTGACGAACGTTAAAACTTTGAAAGCCCAATTCTTTACTTAATAACAATGCTTCCGGAATCTGATGTTTGTTCCAAGGAAATTCTATATATTGCCACGTAGCATTAGCACCTGTAGAAATATAAGATTTGGCATTAGCTACAATATTGCTCCAGACACTCCCTTGTCTATAAATGTGATTAGTATCTTCGAGACCATCTACATTAAACATAACAACATGGTCTGTACCTTTTAACAAATTTCCGAGTTTTTTCCAATATTCAGGATTACGCAATCCGCCATTTGTGTGAATGAAAATTTTAAAAGATTTATGTTCGATTGCCATTTCTAATATTTTTAGAAAATCCGGATGTGCTAATGGGTCATCTATTCTGCCACAAAAATCTAAATCCACAATACTATCAAGTGCGCTATCTGTTATTATTTTATAAAAAGTATCCACTGAAAGATAAGTAGGATCGCCGATAGCAGCTTTAACTGAATTAAGTGTAGTTTCAGTTCGCACACAACCTAAACAATGTAGATTACATACATTGCTAAGTTCAAATTGAAGTCTTTTTGGGTTCGGCAAATATTTCATTATCTTTTAACTGTTGTCATCATAGATAACCCACATTTCAGTGTTACCTTGTTTTTCATAAAATTGATGCCAGTGTGCGCTTGTGATCTATCAAATACAATAATACTTCCACGTTTCCATTGGTAGACTGCTTCTAATTCAAAACCGTCTAGCCATTCTCTTTTAAAGTGATCAAAGTATCTAATATAGTCGTTATCGCTTACACTACGCTTAGACCAATCAACGTTCCACACGGAGCCATCTTTATTATAGCATACTAAATCCTTATAGTCACGTACTGTATAAAAAACATTTGTGTCATATTTTGCGTCTCCTTTGGCAAAATTTGTTCCGTACATGATAAATCGATTTTTAAAAATAGCGGTGCCGTGTTCAGGATAATCTGTCTCTTTGTGTCCGTGACAGAACCAAAGAGGAATAATAAATTGCTTCCCCGGAACATAGGTAGCATTACTCATCACTTGGTGATTACCGGTGTCGATATGTATATTATATGGAGTAGCAGTTATTAAAAAATTGCCTTCCCATAATTCAGTATTTTCCAATTCAGGAATAACTGATTTTAATTTATCAAAAAATTTATCTTGTATCAGTCTGTTATCTACATTAAAGTGAAGCGTTCCATTTTTCTTAACACGTCGACTTTTATGATTTCTATACATTAAATCTTCTAACCAGGTCAACTCATCATCGTCAAATACATTTTCAACACAGTAGCTATCGCCCCACGTTTTTTTCCACAATGCGTAATCTTCTGACTTAACCTCTAGCATTTCTTTTGTGATAGGATCGCCAGGGACCCATTCTAAATTTTTATGTTGTTCCATTAAAAATATCCTTCATTTCTGGAAAAATTTCACTAAAGTTAAGATTTCGTTGTTTGTCGCATAAATCTAAAAATTCTTTAGTTTCAGGCAATCGATTACTCCAATCTTCACTTTCCATAAATTTTAACATACCTTCCAAACGGCTAATACCATATTCTGCTTTACGCCAATCTTCATATGTTACTTTACCTTTATGCCAACTAGGAATGCCTTTTTCCCAATTTGCTTCCCACCATGAATAAAACTCTTCGTATTTTTTACGACAAGCTTCTTTGAATTCTTTAGGAAGTACTTTAACATTAAGGTGCGGCGGGTGATAAACAAAGTGATAATTAACGCCGCCTGCACCAAACGGCCACATATTAATTTTTGTAAACCCCTCTTCTAATTTCCACTTTAAAAAGTCAGGCAAGTAATAGATATTAAGAGCTTGTACAGCACAAGCTACTGTAACTTCAACATTATTGCCTGTTTGCTTATCAAGAATGTGAAATACTTCCTTAGTACGTTCCCATATACTAGGGTAACGAATATAGGCATTCATTTCTCCAATGCTGTCTACACTGTAATGGAATCTCACTAGTTTAAAATGTTTCCATAAGTCAAATAGATCATCGCGCCATTCAACGCCGTTTGAGTTGTAACGTAACTCTAAGTTCTTGGCGTGACCTTGACGAATACATTCTTCAAGAATTTCGTAGTGTTCTTCAATAATTAAACTTTCTCCGCCAGCGAAATAAATTTGCTGCATATTAGGAATTTGTTCATAAAACTGTTGCCAGAACACAGGGTTTTGTTTGTGCCAATTATAACTACTACCGTTGGTAGAGCCTTTGTCAGTCCATAACATGGTTTGTTTTAAACTGGCATTTTCTACTTCAGAAAAGATGGCTTTATAATCTTTAATCCAGCCAGAACTATCATGAGGACTACACATTACACACGCTAGCTGGCATTTAGTTCCAAAGCGTAAATCGATATAGGCAAGTTGCGGTGGAACACTACCATCTTCTGCAGTATCTTCAATTAACTTATTAACACTTACACGTTGACTCCAATACTTAGTTTCCCACATACGTTTACTATTATGTCCAGCTGCCTCTTCTTTATAACATTTTAAACAACTAGGAGGCTGTTCACCGTTAAGCATTTGTTTGCGAACATTTCGCATATAGGAACTGTTCCATGCACTTTTGAAATCGCTAACATTTAAGTTGTTAGGTTTGCCGGCGTCTGTCTTAAGAACACCTACCATGCCGCCGTGTTCTCTATCGTTTGTCTGGCCAACGCTACTAGCATTGGCTGTACAGCAAACTCTCATACTACCATCAGGTCGGGTACTTAAATGTACCCAGGGTAAAATACAAAATGTTTTGGATATTTTATTCATACTATATTTAACCGCTGTATTTTATCGATAAATATTTCATGACTGAAAATGCTAAAAAATGGTTCCCAATCCAATCTGAACAGGCTTGTTTATTAAAATGGGCATGGAGTAGTTTATACTTATGGACTAGTACGTCTAGTTCTTGTCACAGGGTAGAAAATGTTAAAGTAGATAATATTGAAAATTTTCACAATACGCCCGAAGTAATTATAGATAGAGAAAAAATGTTAAAAAACGAGTGGCCAGGACGCGGGTGCGAAAGCTGTAAGGATCAAGAAACATATAGTAATTTTAGTGATAGAAAAAATTGGTTGTCCAGACCGTATAACGAGAAATATGTACCTAAAGAATTGTACACTAACCCAACACAAACTTCAGTAAATCCTACAATGTTAGAAATTTATTTCAATAATAAATGTAATTTAAAATGCTTATATTGTGGGCCATTTTTAAGTAGTTCGTGGGTGTTGGAAGAGGAACAATACGGGCCTAGTAATAACTCTTTTTTAAATTCTATCGCAATGGATGATGTGACTTATAAAACAAGGTTAGCTGAGTTTTATGTGTGGATGGAAAAACATTATTGTGATTTACGAGAATTTCATATACTAGGTGGCGAACCATTAATTCAACAAGAAACTTTCGATTGTATAGATTGGATGATTGCACATCCAAATCCAGATCTCGATGTTGAGATCTTTTCTAACATGCAAATTAAACCATCTCTTTTTAAAAAACAGATGGAAAAAATTAAACAATTAGTAAAAACTTGTAATACTGTTGAGCTAACTGCTAGTATTGACTGCTGGGGGATAGAATCAGAATATATTAGAACAGGATTGGATCTTGCGACATTCACAGAAAATATGGAATACTTAATATACGAATGTCCTGAAATTATTCCCACAATGAACTGGACAGTGTCAGCATTATCGATACATAGTACTCCAGAATTAATTAAAAAAGTCATTCATTGGAACAACACATGTAAGGGTAAAAAAATCAGTGTAAATTACAATAAATGTATTTCTCCTGAAATTTTAGATCCACATAATATTCCAGGTGAGATATATATTGACAAAATAAGAGAAATACAAGAATTAAATGGGCAGATGTTTAATGACGCAGAATACAGCAATTATGTAAATGCTATTTTTAAAGAAATTATCGAAACTCCTACAAATTATGAAAAAGTCAAAGAATTAAAAATATTCTTAGATAAAATGGACCAACGCAGAAATACAAATTGGCGGCAGGTATTTCCGTGGATGATAAATATTAAAGAAGGAATCTAACATGAATACCGAACTATTATCAGCCCTAACATCAATTAATGCTTGTCAAAGAAACTGGATTAGCGACAGCGTATCTGAAGAAAATTTAAACTTACTGTTACAAGTAGCTAATGGAACTCCTACCAAGCAGAATGTTAACTTCTTTAAATGTATCGCATTTACTGACGCAGACGCAAAAGAAGAATTATTTGAAATTTGTCATAGTGAAGGTTATATTCCGGATAATATGCCGAATTTAGCCCCTAACGCTGTTCGATTACTAAAAGAAAATAAAGAATTTATTAAAAGAGAAGGTGCTGCTTGGATCAAGCATAAAGTAGATACTAATAGTGCGCCGTTTGATGGATTTGTATACGAGGCGCACAAATGTTACAGAGATATTGGATTTGTTGTAGAAGCTTACATTAAAGATCTAAAACTAGATTCTAATAAGTACACACGTAACATAGTATCAAAGTATTTTGATATCTACGGAAACTTACAAGTTAGGAAAATTGCCGAACTTGAAGCACATAGATTTATTCAAAGATTGATTACAGAATATATCTTAGTTAATGTTAAAATACCAGCTATTCAGCTTGCTGAACCTCAAGTTTTAATTCCTAACATTACAGCAGAAGCTACCGACATTGGTCAGCTTACTAATATTATAATCGATGTTATTAATCACGGATTGCCAAGGATGCCAGTATTAAAGATTGGTACAGCATATACTTCCAGAAATCAGCACAACTATAACACACAGTTACTTGCACCAGTTGTTTTTATGTGGACTGCTAATAAAGACGAAACTTATAATAGACTGTTCGATCTCGAATACGATACCGATATAGAACTAACAAGACATCAAAGTTTGAATACGGGTATTAGTGCAGGCGCGGTAGCACTTGCCGCACAATTACTAGGATACAAGACAGGATTTTGCGGATGTTATAATCCGAGCAATATTTCTAACTGGTTATCTAGCAAGCATGGCATTACCGAAGATAATTACCCTGTTGCTATATTAGGTATAGGTGCGCCAGATGCTGCCAAACCAAGTAACTTGTGTGTAGATGCTACTGGTAACCATTTTATAAGACAACGAAGAACTAAAGACAGACCTTCTGAAATCTTAATCAAATAATCGTTTAAATTCTGGTGCTATATCAACAATATGCTGATCTCTGGCACTGTCTAAATACTTTGTAAACTTAATAAACTCAGGAAGTTTATCACTGTAATCTGCATCTAACATATACTTGGTAATGCTGTTTAAAATATTTTCAGCGTTCTTAGCAATATCTTCTGGATATTCTGTTTTAAATTCTTCTATCCAACGAGCATAGTATTCAACTATCTCTTGTTTCATGTCAGCTGGCAATACCCGTACATTAACACGTTTTGGACCATGTGCCACATGATGTGTTATGATAGGACGTTTTTTTGTACTATTAATCTTTTTAAATCCACTACTTTGTAATTTCCACTTCATAAAACGAGGTATGTGCCAAATGTTATATGCTGTTACTGTACACGCTAACCAAGCAAGTATATTGGAATTATTTTGTGCATATTCATCTAGCTTTTGTAAGTTCTTATATGCCTGGCTCCACTTTAGAGGCCAGCGCTGATATTCTACTACATCGCCCATACCATCCATACTGGCGCCAACACGAACTTGCTTAAACTGCGTCCACATATCCAATACACGTTGTGGCAAATTACTCATGTTAGTATTGTACTCGATAATCATCTTGTTACTTTGACCCATATCGATACACTTTTGTAAGAACTCATAATGACGTTCAATCATCATTGGTTCACCGCCGGCCATATAGACATGTTTGATATTTGGAATATTAGCTTCTATTTGCTGCCAGAATGTTTCACTGTTATGCCAATCATAATCCTCAGTACTTAATCTGCCTTTAGAGTTTTTAATTAGTTTTACAATGCCGTGTGTGTCTGCGTAATCTGTACTACCATGATATTCTGTCCATTGTTCATACCAAGTATGACTATCGGTTGGACCACACATACGACACGCTAAGTTACATAAGTTACCAAATCGTAAATCATAATATTCTAACTGTCTATTTTTAATGGTGCCATCAACGTCTGTAATGTTGCGAGCATCATCTATACTAAATTTCCAGTTATCTAGTTCGTATTGTCTACGACTGTTTAAGCCACTTGCTTCTTCTTGTTGGCACCGGCCGCATTCTTTACTCCACTCGCCTGTCAACATGTTCATACGAACTTCTTTCATCAGTGTGGCATTTCGAGCAATTTCCATATCATCTTTACCAGCGTTGAACGGAGTACCGTCCGCATGTCTAACCACACCTTGATTTTCTGTTACGTTGGCTTGACAACATACACGAATATCTCCGTTATTACGGACTGCTTGGAAATTCCAAGGAATAGGACAAAAGGTTTTAGTCATTAATGTTGTAAAGGGTCAATACTGATTTCATTAATACATATATCCGAAGGCTGGTCAATCAACCATTTAATATAAGATGCGGCACGTGATAGTTCTAAACAAACACGGCCTGGGTGTTTTTCTTGTACATTAGACAAACTGCCAAAACTGATTAGCGAGACTGTTGGGCCTGAATCCCACACACCTGTTAAACTTAAACTATTTGAATAATCACGTAGTGCTTTTTTCTCAGCGTTATAAATCCACGATGTTGCTTTCTTAACTCTATCTGTAGTGCTACCTATACAAATGATTCGCATATTGTGTTTGATCTCTACACATTTTTTATATACAGCATCAAGTACTAGCGTTTGATTAAATTTCCATAACGCACTTGAATTGATAAAAATATCGTATTCTGCGACTATCTCACCTAGTTTACGATAACCTTCTCGGGTGGTTAAATCATATCCACTTTCTCTCGATATGAATGTTGCGTCAGGGTATAGCTTAAACAATTCAGATGCTAAGCCAAAATTTGGATTTCCAGTAATAAGTATTTTCATCTAGTATTTAATGTATGTCCGTTAACCAAGGAAAAATTGTTTGCCAATTGGTTTTGTGACGCTTGTCTGCTTCGTCGAGTACTTCTTTTAACAAAGCAATTTGACTAGGATCGTGTTTGGCAGAATTGTATGCTTTCCAAATACCTTCCATATGCTCTTTTAGACTCTGCTCTCTTGCTGTGGCTGAAGGCATAACAGTTAAAATCTTTTTAAAATCTTCATCGAAGAACCCTGCCGGGAAAATCTTAGCATTCATGAAGTTTGGTTCCGTTAACATATTAAAACTATGAATAATATCATTACCTGTAATACTTTTACGATAAGAATTACAATCATTAATTCTAGTTAGTAATTCGGGCATAGTTTTTATAGAAAGGCAATTTATTGTACTGTTAACGCAAATCTTTATGCTAGGGTAATCGTAAACAAGAGTTTTGAAATTAGTTTCCCACTCATTTAAATCTACGCCCCATCGCACATATTCTTGTTCGACGCCCCAACAATCAAGACTAGCTGTTATCCCTATAGAACTTACTTTTTTATTTTTAATAAGATAATCAAATTTATCTAATATTTTTTTAAATTTTTCAGGCTTAACTTTTAAATTAGAAAATATGCTAAAATGCATTTTGGGATTGGGATTGTTATTCCAAAATTCAATACATTGTTCTGTTTCATCTTGGTAAAATGGCTCGCCACCTAATACGTTAAACATCCTGAGACTTTGATAGTTGTTTGATAACCATTCCCAAAAATATTTTAAACGCTCAGGATATAAATTTTGTCGTTCTTGATGTATTTTAAATTGCTGTTTACCACGATCACCTGCATGAATATTATTTTCAGCGACCCATTGTGTACTTAAATCTGGGCCGCAATACAAGCATGTCATATTACACAAATTACTAAAGTAAACTTCTAACATAGTAGGAGTGACAACTGTAGCAAAGGGATTATCTTTTAATTCTGGCGGGATAAATCCTCGGTAAAGTGGATCCGACAACCCTTCCAATTCTCTCATACGATCACTTGTGCCGCCGGCGGCTTCAATATCTCGGCAATATTCACACCCGCGACCTGGCCATTTACCGTTAAGCATTAATTCACGTTCTTTGATTTTTTCAGGAGTATTGTGAAAAGTGCCTATTAACTCTGGACCAAACGAAGAATGTATTGTTCGATGGCATGAGCTAGAAGTTCCTTGATATACGAAAAGACTGCTCCAGGCCCATTTTAATAAACAGGCAGTTTCAGACTTAATTGGAAATATAGTATTTGGTGTCATGAGATATTTATGGCTAGATAAATAGACGTAATATGAAACCTATAGAAATCTATGACAAGAATAATGTACTTGTAATTAATTGGACTTTGAACAGTATTTGTACATATCACTGTACCTATTGTCCTGATTTACTACATCGAGGCACTAACACTATAATCAACAAGGTAGAAGATCGTGCGATACTAGAAAATTTCTTATCTAAGCTAAAAGAAGAAGTTAAAGATAGACCAGTACATATATTTTTAAACGGCGGAGAACCTACTATTTCTCCGCACTTTGAATTCTTGTGCGACAAGTTTAACGAATATAATTGGCACTGCCATGTTAACACAAACGGTACACGGAGTTTAGCCTGGTGGCAAGAATATGCTCCAAAATTGTACAAAGTTACATTGAGCTATCATCCAGAATGGGATAATACAGATATATTTGAAAAAATGGATGCTATTGGCAAAGTTACCAATGCTGGAGTATTTGTATTAATGTGGCCACCGTTATGGGATAAGTGCGTCGAAGTATACAATAAATTTAAAATCATGGACAGTATGGCACATACTGGATTTACTAGAGTATTTAAGAAAGATCAATTAGAACAAGATACTAGCTACGAGTACACAGAACAACAGCTGGCATGGTTCGAAAAAGAAACACCTGTAAATAAAGCGTTTCCATTCAATCTAAGTCAAGGTCGGGGATTTGGACAAACATTTATAAAATACGATAATGGACAAGAAGAACCTCTTGACGATCAGTATTTGCTTAACAATAGATTAAACAAGTTTTTTAACTGGACTTGTAATATTGGAGCAGATTGTTTATATATTTCTTTTTTTGGAGACATAACTGGCGCTAGTTGTAGTCAAGGGCAGAATTTAGGAACTTTAAAAGATTTTAAAGGATTATCGAAAACACCAGTAGTTTGTAAACAGGCGTGGTGTAGCTGTGCCTTAGAAACTAATATATCTAAAAAAATAATAATTTAAATTATTTAAATTGTTCAGCAAAGGCGTTATACTTACCGCCGCATGTCCTAGCACATATTGCCAGTTTTCCAGTAGCACAACTTGTTTTCTTCCAACTTTCAGGTAGTAAGTCTTGAAAGAATAATCCGTCAACTATACTCTTTAGCGAAGTGAGTTTAGCGTTTAATTTGTCTTTTCCAATTTCGTCTATAAGAGACCAAATTTGCGTACTCTTAGGTTGTAAAAACCACACATACATTTGACCAGCTGTCCAACAACAAGGTTGTACTATGCCTTCTGCGCTGATATAAATGCTTTTTTCTTCTGCAACTTTACATGTAATTTCAGTAGTATCCCAGTATTTTTCAATAGGAGATTTCTTTTCAGGATCAGTATTGAATACTTGTTTTTTTAAAATTGTTAATTCTGAAACTTTGCTAGGATTAAATTTAACAACTCTGGACTTACTCTCAATCTTACTTATTTCTTGTAATGCACTATTTCGATACTTAGGGTTAGTAGGGGGCTGTAATAAAGTAGACATACCTTTCCGATTACGAGCAATGTGCTGGTCTTTAGTAGTGCCGTCATTACTAACAAATCTTGCCGACTTTTTAATTTGAAATTTTTCAAACTTCATGTTGTTAGCTAATTTTTCTGCTTCTTCAACTTGGTGCTCATTATGTGCAAATACAATGTAATCCCAACGAGCTCTGCCACCCGCATCGATGAAAGCCTGAGCATTTTGCATAATCTTGTCAAAATTAGTATTTTGCCTATACAAGTGATTAGTATCCGCTAATCCGTCAATACCAAATACCACATACCCGTTAGGACTTAGTGTTGCTGCTAAAGTTTTCCACCATTCAGTTGTTTTAGCACTGCCGTTAGTGTGTAACGACAACGACATTTTAGGATTATGTTTCCTAAAATATTGAAAAACTTCAAGTGTGTCAGATGCTGCCATAGGATCACCAAAATTACCGCACATATACATTCGATCAAGTTGTTTAACAAAATCTACTGGAAAAATTATTTCAGCATCTGCTAGTGTGATTTCAGTATTTGGCAACTGAGGATTATCTTCACCACCATTGATATTTCTTGCACACATAGGGCAAGCAGCATTACACTTATCAGTAATTTCTAAGTGAACTGTTTTTATATCATCATAATTATACATCATTGTGTTGTTACCATTTTAACTGTTGAGCCTGGACCTATCTCGCTTGGGAGGCCCCCATGTTGTTCTATATACCAATTAATTACAGCTTTATACCATAAATGACTGTCATGTCTAGCAACTTGGTTAAATTTGTATATATTGTCATTAGTTGCTTCCATCGAAGACAATGCGCGAGCAGCTTCTGTTTGTAGTTTACGTAATTCGAATGTTTCTAAATCTATCATGGACGTCCTATAAGCATAACACGCTTATATCCCTTAAGCTGTAGCTCACCTTCAAACAAAATTTCCTTCATGAGAAACTTTTTCTTCATATGGTCAATACTATGAACACAATTAACATGTCCTTCTCCGTCAAACATATTATTACTTTGTATTGCCACAACGGGATTGCTTTCCAATTCTTTAAATCTAATTTGATGAAACCATTCTTCGGTCATGTGCTCGGCACTGGTATTGATGATTAAATCAGGTAAAAATTTCTCCGTATATTTAGAACCTTCTTTAAAATTTTCAACGTCCCACTCATAACCATTTTTGTGTAGTGTAAGATTGTTGATATCGGCATTAACTGACTTAACTTTATAATTTTCTAAATTGCTTAAATTAAAAATATAATCGCTAGTTTCACACGCAGATTTATCCAATTCAATAATTCTCATTTTAGCATAAGTTAACCTTTTGTCATAAATTGATTTTATTTGTCCGTACCATCCAGCCATAACTGCTACATTATCGTAGTTAGTTTTTATCTTAGCTAGTTCTTCTACTAACCAAATTTTACTTTTAATTTGACTCTTGCTCAGCGCATCGTTTAATGTTTCTATATTAGAATTATTACGACTGTACATATGAATAGCATTAAATATTTTTTCTTTAGGAAATAAGATTCTAGCATTACTTGCAAGCTCTAGCAATGAAAAATTCTTGTCTAGTGCCGTAAAATATAAGTTGACAACCTTAGCAAACTGTTCAGTGTCATCGATAGATTCAAATGCGCTAACACATAATTTCTTTAATGCTGCTGCTGGATTGTCTGCATAAAATATAGTAATAATATTTCTAATATAATCCGCAGCTTCTGTGTTGTTAGAAAAATTAAAATAATCTTCTAGTCCATACAACCACTCGATAGTACTGCTTTGCTTTTCACTCATAAAGTTTCCTTAAATTTTCTATCCAACCACTCAAAGTCATTAATCTTCTTCAGTGCTTCTAAATTATTTTTGTTAGCGTCACCATATGCTTTACCTGCTAGGGCGCCAGCAATAGCGCAATCACCGTAAGGTCTACCGATACCTTTCGTACACCATATATGTAATCTGTCTGCTGTTTCGTCTTGCTTTTGCCTGTCGATAACAGTACTTGACAATTTAGAGCATTCTCTAAATGCGCTTTTCCAAGTGTTAAATGGATCGGTGTTAAATGTCGTTATGTTACTGACTATTTTTACAGGTTTAAATTTAGTACTAATACTAGTTGTCATATCAGGTTTGCTAGTATCCATATTTAATGTCATTAGCCTGGGCAACAATTTTATTCCACCGTTGCCGTACTCTAAGTCATTTACGGGATTTTTACTTCGCCAAACAAATACATATTCAGGATCTTGTGGTACATAATCAAAGTTGAATGAGTCAAGCACCACTGCGTCGCCGTCAACTACCCACAGCATGTCAGTGAAACACTTTTTTGCGGCGGCGATGTGCGCTTGATGTATACCTTTTACTCCGTGTACACGTCTAGCAAATGGAAATCTACGGTTTAGCAACTTCCAATTGCTGTCAGCATTGGGTTCTTGATAACTTATGAATACAATATCGTACATTATGATCCCACAATAAATGTGTTTTTCATACGTGGTGGATTGGTATACAACGATTTAAATAGTGTACTTTGCTCACTGGTGAATGGATCAGCCATAGACATATCTAGTTCATGTTTAAGTGTTTCGCCGATACCCATAATTTCAAATGGTAACATCTTGTCAGTTGTTTTACTGTCATGTTCTGTCCAATAGGAATTTAACCATTTAAAGTCTCTAACATTGACGAAATCCCAGTCAGTACAATTGGTCATATAGCAACCTTGTCTGGCGCCATAGATTGCCCATTCACCATTCTTAACATCCATTCCAACATGCATCCATACTAACAGTCTTTGAAAATTTTTCCAGTGTACTTGTTTTACAATATTGTCTGCTTTTGACCCTTCGAGCAAACCCATTTTAACACCTTCACGGAATCCAGCTCGCCAGGCCTGTTGGGCATTAGCGTTGTTATATACATCGCTCATACATTGTTCCATCTGTATGTAATTGATATCCCAACAAAAATCTACTTGTGTCTTGGAATTGTCACTTTCAGCTGCTTCGTGTGTTTTCATGTCAAGTACTAACTGAGTAGGCCAACATTTGATGCCGCCGTTACCGTAAATCAATCCATTGATGACATTTTGTGCTCCCCAACTAATAACACTTTTATCAAGTTCAACTTCATCTTTAAATTCAACTTCTTGTTTAAGAAACTCGGGACGAATTTTGTTGTCGCCATCTACAACTATTAATCGATCTGTTTCACTTAGCCTAGCACAGGCTTTATGTGCGGCATCACTACCTTCTACACCATGTACACGTTTTGCCCATGGCACTTTGGTCAGTAAGTCTGCGTAATTTTCTTCGGCATTTGGTTCGTCATAGCTCAAATATACAATATCGCAGTCCATAACTTTAAATTTTTGACTCATTTAATTTCCTTTAGCCCGTACGATTTAAACGATCGAATCGGCACAACACTTATATTGTTTATGTCTTTTTCATGATCATGAATAAAAAACAAATCAAACTTGCCAGTTTTAAGATTATCTGGTTGAACAACTAGAGTAGAATACAGATAATGCGGGTCATCTTTCTTACAAATAAAAAATACAAAATCAGAACTTATTGCTAACTGATCTGTTAGGTCTGGTCTAACATGAATTGTCCATTTAGATTCTAGTAGATTATGATCTAATGTAATCTCGTTTTGATAAGAAGTTGTCCTAGACATTACAACAGGAAACGGAGTTTGTATATCTTGTTGTTCGGATTCGTGTTCAACAACACCCTTACTTAGATTGAAAAAATAATTAATTTTATATTTCTTACAGTCTTTATTGCCATCCGATAAAAAGTCTAAAATTAATTCTAGATCAATTTCGAAATTCTTAAGTACAGGATCTTGAAAATTGTTAACGTAGTGTACTCGACCTGTATCATCGTATTGTACATACATTTTGTTAATTACTGTCATGTTTGTCTAGACAACTTATGTAGTATGTCTTCGGTTAAAAATTCATCCTCTACATAATGGAATAAACCTTGTTGTTGTACGTTACCAACTTTTAACTGGCAATCATCCGAGAAATAACTAGGTAACACACTTGTCCATTTTGCGGGTACATTATTCCACCCTTGTAATGCGGGCTTCATGTGTGTAAAGCCGGGTATAAAAGTTTTGTTAACTAAAACTTGCGATTCGCAATCCATAAATTTTACAGCAAGGGCAGCATTTACATCCATGCTACAAAATTTTTGTGGCTGTGTTGATAAAAATTTTTGATAAAAAGTTTTCCAATTGGCAGTTAGCAAGTCGAGCCATTTAAAAAACTCATAGGATTTATTTGTTTTTCTAAAATAAAATGCTCCAACATACAAGTTAGGTAACGCATTTGCTGTAAAAGTTTTACGATAAAAATCACTTGTTACAATGTTGTTTCTATAATCAGTAACTGTGGATGTAAACAATAGTTCATGCTTGGATAAATGTGGCCACCAATGATCGTTGGAGTTTAGCAATATCATATCAGTATCATAGACAATATTCTCCTTGAATGGAGTAGCATGAATAATTTTCCATCTATTTTCTATTTTCCATACAGAATCTTTTGCTATATCAGTCCATGGAATAGGAACTATATAATCAAATGCGTGTTTGTATTCTTCAGGAATATCGTCATTGGTAATAACACAAGTTTGATTGTGTTGTTTATTATGTTTTTTAATACTTAAAGCTAAAGCACAGGCTTGTCTAACATAGTCGACTGTGGAATTTTGTGCTAAAAATACATGACCTTTACTCATTGTTAACACACCTTAACAAACTATACTTGTTCATAACATGAACGTCTAATCCTGAAGTTTTTAAAGCGGTATACTCACCAGGTGTATTTTGTTTTTCAACAAGAAATTTCATGGTGTCGCCATCGATATCAATAAGAAAATCAGTATCCAATGTATAAAACATCTTGCTAGGTAGTTGGTTAGCAAATACACCATTTGTGAAACCATTCATCATGTGTATTGCTATGCTATAAGCATAATCATTTCTAAAATTTGTACTTTGAATTTGATATACAAACTTGTAATAAACCCAATTTAATTTAATATGTGTTATTAAATCAAAAAATTGTTTATTAAGTTCAGTTTTTCTAAAGAAAAATACAGTGGCCCAATAGAACGGTACTGAATATTCGCTTACATGATCAAATTCTGCGCTACTTCGCCATTGTGCTAGATCACAATATTTGGAATAAATTAAAAAATCATGCGGCTGATTCCAACAATAGTTTAAAGTTGTCGAATTAACTATATAATCAACATCAATAACCAGCGTTTCATCGTATGGAGTAAGCTCGTAGCACCGAGACCTGGATGTATTTTTCCAATGTAACGTTTTGTTACTGTCAGTGCCGTCGTGAAATCTTTTAGTATAAGAAGAATTATCAGTTATTTCTATAATTTTATCAAATACGTTTTTTGAAATGCTGGGTTTGCTATCAGTTACAATACTAACTGGCACATTTAGATACTTTGTTATTTGCTGTGCAGCAAAAATAGCTAAATCAGTGTATGCTATTTCGCTGTTGTTATTTGCGAAAAGTAAAACGCCCTGTGTCATACACTGAGAATACCTTCCACAGTTCTATTCTTTCTCATCTGATCGTATCTTGTATAATACCCGTTAACGGCAAAATGATATTTTGACAGCAACTCCTCTAAAAATTTAGAGAGATCAACAATGTCAACAGGTAATTCGTTATTATCTACCAGTACTGTAGATTCATTGTTACCAATATCAACTAGCGTTTTGGTAAAATTGATTAGCTCACGCGATGCGGTAAAGATTCCGCCATTATGATAATGAATTAAATTTTGATAAAATTCTTCTTTAAGAATTTGCTTTTGACTGGCCAATGTTGTCATATAATTGGCAGTTTCAAAGGCTTTTTGAAATCGTTCGTCCACAAAAAACTCCTAGGTTTATAGTATAGTATACTATCTTAGCCTAGGAGTGTCAACGATTTAGAGTTTATTGATTAAGAAGCCGATGCTGCAAAAGCGCCTACGCTTGCTGTAGGCGCCGGAACGTCTACTGTGATTGCTACGTTTGGACGAACGATAAAACAACTGCTTTCCATTCTGGAACCGCCATTACCATTAACCGGTTCGTCCACTGTTTCGGCGCCTTCAATTACGTCATTGTCAGCCCATGTCAATCTAAATAACAAAGCGTTAGTACCTGATGTCTGCACTTCAACTGTAAATCTATTTTCAGTGTACCGGCTCACAGTAGATGCTACATTTACTAATGTTTGGTAAGTGCCAGTTGTTTGATGATATCCTATACTAGATCCAGGAGTTGATCCACCGTTTCCTGGGTTAGTAGTTCCGCTAACGCTTGAATTTGCTGCAGCAAATATGAAATTTCCCATGCCACTCAACATATTGGTCCAATCGGTATCCTTTGTGTTGTCTGCTGTACCGCTTCTAGTGCTGGTAAATTGAATTTTGCCGCCTGCGTTAAAGAAACATCTGATATGATTGGCAGCTGAAACTGATAATCCGCCAACATGTGTGTAGCCGGCAAAAGTTACTGTGTAAATTTGTCTTAGGTAACGAGTACTACTTGCGTTTACGCCCCATGCGCCAGCATACTGACTAGGGTTGGTAACACCGCTTGGTGCTGTTGCTGCACTCAATTGGGCTGCGTTTGCCAATGATCGTTCAGCATTAATACCAATGGTACCAGGACTTCCGTTGGTAAACAAATTGTATTGATCTCGAATGTCTTCACTAATAACAGTGCTACTAGTAATAGTTTCCAACGTTTGGCATGCGCCGCCGCGATTAGCACTAACGTTTGCTGCACCGTTTACAACTGCTAGATTGGTTTGGTGTGTTCTACATTTGACCAAGTCAGCACGTAGAGTAGTCCATTGAGCAACTGTAATGATTGCTCCAGAACCTACTTGCGCACTGGAAACTGTTTGTCCGTATCCTTGTGTAGACGAACCAAGGCCTAATACGCTGTTAACTGTTGCTTGAATGTTGTTAAAATCCGACGCCGTAGCTCGTGTTCCTCTTCCTGCCATGGTAGTATTCCTTAAATAATTATTGCTTCTATTAGTTTGACGCCTGCGTCATCGCTACTTTCTAATGCAATAGCAAAAGTATCTGGAAAATTTCCAGCACGGACGGGTAAATTCTGTAGCAACACGTGGGCAGGACCTGCGCAACCGTTACTGGCTGCTATTAATTTGTCACCTTTAGTCACTGCTCCAATAACTTTAACTGGTACACGACCTTTTAGTGCGATATATGTGCCGCCAACAAGACCTTCATTCATCATAAAAGCTGGACTTCCACTTACTGCACCAAATGCACGGGTGCCCATTTGACATGCTGTAACTTCTTGCGCACCGCCCACAGTTACCACTGTGCCAATTTCGTATTCGTCATCTGCCAAATATTTTTCAGCCAAGTCAGCAAACAATGCGGCTGTGGCTGTTCCACGGAAAATTGTAGCACACAAGTCGCCGGCTGAATCTCTTACTGCAATAGTATCTGCAACTCCATCATCTGGAGCTGAAACACTAGCTGTTCTATACACGCCAGCGGCAACTTGTAGTGTATTTGCCTGCGTTGCTGTAGTTGCGGTAGTTGCGGTAGACGCATTACCCAAGAAAGAAGTTGCGTTTATGGCTCCTGCGGCAGTTCTAACTACCACTGTGTCCGCGGTGCTGGCTACTGCTGCATCTGCGTAAACTACGCCAACTTTTAACTTGTCTGATTGAGCGGCAGTTCCAGAAAAAGTAGTACCGTACACATCTTTAAATTTAAAAGAACTAGATCCTAGATTCGTTACATTATCGACGCCTGGTAAAATATTTGCGCCCACTAAGGTAAGTGGCGTATTTGGTATGGTCGGTGTAAGAGCGTTGTAAGTTTGGAACTTGATTGTATTGTTAATTGAAGTTTTAAATATTGGTGTTATGCCGTCAGTGTCAATTTTTACTTCGAGATCATCGCTATCGCCAACAGTATAACCTAGATCTGAAAAATGTACTAGCACATCGAAATTAACAGTGCCCTCATTTAAAACAAAATCGTCAGATGTGTAACCGTTTAATTTAAGACTGTTACTGACAGTTCCCCAAACAATATCTAACGGAGTAGCATTAACACCTGGGTCAGTTATACCATCAGTATTATCAGTATTTGCCAGCGTAATACCAGACTTTATTATGCCAAACCCTGGCATTGTTGCTTCACTAGCTGTACTCAACTCAAACGAATCTGTTGAAACAACAAACACAATGTCGCCATCGACAAATGCTTGTATAATTCCGTGTGTGCCGGCGACGGTGTCTGTTACTGAAACAGATTTCATTTGAGTGGTGCCAAGGCCGCCAACACCTTGTGGACCCACTAGAACGTATGCGGTGCCGTCGTAAACATATAACTGCTTGTTGATAGTTTCAAACCAGAAATCACCCTGTCCCAGACCTATTGGGCCAGTTGGGCCGGCAGCACTTTCTGCGCCTCCTGCTGTTCTCCAGCGGGCGCTGGCAGCATCATAAAATTTAATTTTCTTAGTAGTGGTATCGTACCAAATTTGTCCGCTAATTGGGCGGGGAGGTGAAGATCCTCCAGCAAAATTCTCTAGCAAATGAACAAAGTTTTCGTTTTGTACTTCACCGTAGCCGGCGTAATTTTTACCAATTAATTTAATATCTAGGGTACTATCTATAGTACCGTCTTCGACTACCGCAATGGTTGTTCCATTATACTTGTCAATGCTATAAGGCATAACTGTTAACCCCCTGATCTATTATATTTAGCTCTATGTACATATTCATTATGCAATTTTTAATTCAAACTAACCCAAGAGCCTGGGCTAATGTAGGCTTGTACCTGGTTAGCAGTGCTATTATAGATAAGTTCACCATAATTTAGTGCGCTCAATGTTCTCGATGCAAGTTCTAAATTAGAGTAAGACGGTAATTTGAAAGATGCTCCGTTGATATTGCTTGTAGAAATATTAACAACTTCTACATCGCCGTATAACAAAGTACGCGAACGTTGTGTTGGTGATGCGCCTGGTGTAATCTGTACATTGTATTGTTCTTGTACGGTTGTATCGTCCAGCGAACTTAATCTAATTCCGTTTGCTCCGGATTTTATTAATACAGAATTTGTAGTGGATTCTAAGACTAATTGTGTATTTGTGACGTCACCAGTAACGTCACCAGTAATGTTGCCAGTGACGTTACCCAAAAAAGTTGCAGTAGCAGCACTGGTATTAAGCACAGTTACATTAGTATTGCTAGAAACTACGTTTCCTTTTAAATTAGCTAATATATCAGAACTAACAGATAAATTAGATAAAGTTCCAAGACTGGTAACATTAGGCTGAGATGCAGATAATATTGACCCTGTAACATTGCCTGTAACATTGCCTGTAACATTGCCTGTTACATTGCCTGTTACATTGCCTGTTAGATTACCAGTTACATCGACATAAATTATTGCTGGAAGTTCTAAACTTTCGATATAGCGCCAACCTTGAGCAGAATTAGCATATATCAAACCAAATGATGCTGCGGCGTCATTTACAATTAAATCTTCGTCTAGTCCAAAGATGTTATCCATAACATCTAACTCAAATACTAAATCGTTAGCAGGACTTGCGCCGCCGACGGCAGCACCAGACACTGTTATAACATCTCCTGTTACATATCCATAACCTGAAGTGGTCACTGTGATGGCGGTGTTTACGTTATTATATCCTGCTGGTGTTGCGGATGTTGTTGTTACCGTGACAATGATTCCGTTACCTGCTACACTGGTTGTAGTAGTTGCCAACCCAATAAATGTATTTGCTATACCTGCACTTAATCCAGTAATTGTAGCAGGATCTATTCTTCTATATCTAGTTATGATTAAATTATCAGTATCGAATGTGCTGTCATAGTCAAAGAAACGAATAGTGTCACTAGAACTTACAACATTGGGCAATGTCACAGTCAGTGTACCTGAAATTGTGCTTACTAATAATCTATCATTTTTACTAGATTGATAATTGGCATTGACATTAATCCAAGGTGCTGGCAAACTAGCTGTTAATGTTTGTAAATTTACTGCGTCTGTGCCAGCAACTGGATTGGACAAACTTGTAATTCTACTAGTGGCAACATCAACTACGCCAGTGCCATTAGGCGATAATACTAAATTAGTATTTGTAGTAGTAGTTGAGATTACATTATTGTTAATATTGATGTTATCAACTTGTAAACTAGTCAATGTTCCAATACTGGTCAAGCTAGAATTAACAATACTCGATCCTAATGTTGTAGAGGTTAATACATCAACGCCGTTGATCTTGTATGTTTTGCCAAAAGTAATATCAAAATTCTGATTGCTGGTCCAAGAATCGGTAGCATCTATCCATGATAAAGTTTTATCGCTGGCGCCTTTAAGTGTAAGGCCGCCGCCGTTGGCTGTTACATCAGTTGGTGACGCAGTATCACCTAATATTATATTGATGTCATCTATGGCTACGACTGTGGAATTAATAGTTGTGCTAGTACCGTTAACTGTTAAGTTACCTTCGATGACAACATTGCCAGGTGCTAGCGTAGTTCCAATGTGTAACATGCCTGTAGGGGCATTATTAAAAATGCCAACTCTATTAGTTGCAGCTTTTACTGTGATTGCATCACTAAATGTTGATCCTTGTTTGGTTGTTATTATAAAGTTTTGACCGTCAGGGTGTGCGATATTGCCGCCGAAATTACTACGAATTCGAATATCATCATCGGATACCAATATAGTATTTTTTTGATTTGCGCCCAGTATCAAAGGTTCTGGATTGATAATTGTAAGACTGCCTGTAGTACTGTTATCGTCAGCAGTTAACATAAAACTGCTAACTGGTTTTAAATTTCCAAGATTATCAACTAGCGCATCTGCACTAGATGCTGTAGCGTTGAGTTTGAATCCCGATACAGTACCAGCATTAAATCCAGGTTTGATAGAACCTGCATATCCGGGTATTAAACTACTAGGTGTAAATTCTGTATACTTACTAAAAATTCCTAATAACGTCTGAGCAGCCCATAACTTTACAATCACTCGCGAATTACTGTCAGTGTCTGCTATTGTGGCAACTTCCCAACCAGAAATACCTTGACTATCTTTATAAATTGGGCCTGCTAGTTGTCTATCAGTGCCATCATAAAAGTACAATTGATTTTCATTGCTGTCAATCCAAAAATCACCTTGAATAGGATTTAGCGGTGCTGTACCTGATACAATCGGACCACTTCCAATTCTAAATCCATTACCGTCATAAACTTTTAATCTGTTTTCACTAACGTCAAACCATATTTGTCCAGTTATAGGATTATTAGGTTCACTTGTACTGGCAAAATTTTCCAGAAGCTTTACAAAATTTTCATTAAGATATTCGCCGTAGCCCGTAACATTTTTACCTATTAAGGCCAAGTCAGTGGCAGTGGTATCGATAGCACTATCGATAATTTCTGTTAGCAAGCTGCCATCTGTTTTGTTAATCTTATAGGTCATGGTAAGATCCTGCCAGTAAATATAATATAGTTGATTGTTTGATACGGATTCATAACGTCTAGTGCTGTTTGTGAAGTATATCCCTGAATGCCGCCACTGTTTGGTAACAACTGACCAGCTGGGGATGTAAAGTGTATGCTTTGTGCAATAATTTCTGGTGCGGTAGAAGGGGCGCTGCTAACAGCTCCATATTGATTATTCAAACTATCCTTCATATCATGTAAGTGATCTGGAATGTTTGAGCTTGATAATGTTTTCTGATTATTACCGCCTGAAACACCTAATATTGTTGCGCTCGATACTCTGCCAGCTACACCACCACCGCCATCTTTTGAACCAATTGCTTCCAGCGTTAGTCCTGTGGCACCAGTAGGATAGCCAACAGTTTGACTTTGACAACTTACAACTATAGTTGTGTTAGTAGTTCCAACTGTAACTGCTGTAATCGTAACCGGAGACAAATTATTTTGAAGCGGTGTACCGCTTAATGTTCTACCCAATGCCCTTGTCCATGGTCCGTTTATAGTAGCTGAATTTAAAACTGTAAATGTTGCATCGATGGCACCTAATGTTGTTATAGCAGTCATAGAACCTAGTGTGGCCGATACTTGTATATTGATAGTGTTACCGTTATCCATGTCATCTTTGCCTAGCGCAAAACGTCCACGTAAGTCTGGAATTCTAAATGTTTGATAACCTTCCAAGCCAGTTGGATTTGATATAGCATTATATGTGCCAGAACCGTACTTGGTGCCTAATACTGTGAACAGTTCGGAATATTGACCCTGACTTTGTTCACTGCCGTCACATAATAAGTATCCTGCCGGAGCAGTATCGCCAGCAAAAGGCATTATACTGCCAGTAGGCACTGTGCCTGCTGTGGAAAACAATACAGCTTTGCTAATTTTTCTTAAAGCAGGCGATGCTGTAGATCTATAAACTAAAAAGAAATCACTATCTACTATGTTTGATAATTCTATTTTTCCAGAAATAACTTCGTCATCTAGTACTGTATTAAATGTGCCGCCAGGATTTACTGTTAGTGAACCAACTATACCAACTGGCATAGAAGTTGTAGCAATAGAACCAGTAGCAATTATATTAGTAATTGCTCCAGCTACTGGAGTTGTGCCACCAGTAGCTGTAAAAGCTACAGACGAGCCCGTAATTGAACCGCTAACCGTATATACTCCGCTAGATCCGAGGCTACCTGAACCATTAGTTGCTGTTACAGTTGATCCTATTACCAAGCCAGTAGTCGAACTCATACCAGTGATAGTGCCTGTCCAAGGTCCACTTCCAGCAATACTGCCCACAGTACCTGTTGTACTAATTAACACAGTGTTAGAACTGGTATATGTAAATGTGTTAAGACCCGTGACAGTGATTACCGAACCGGCTGTTATAAAAGAAGTTAAAATTGCTCCGGGACTTACAGTATTATATTCTAAGCTAACAATATAACTAGAAATATATTCGTGCGGAACAATGGTAGTAACAGTGACTACCCCAAGAACATTTTTAGAAACTGTAGATACATATCTAATAGGAACTGCTGATGCTCCGTTGAAAGCAATGACATTGCTAGTGATATCGCCTCTTAAAGAGAATGCCGAAGTCTTTGCTAGAGATACTGCTGATCCCGACACATTACCCGACACATTACCAGTTACATCTCCGACAAATGTAGTTCCATAAAAATTCTGAGCATAAACATTTCTAAAATTATTTCCAGAAGTACCAATGTCGTGTTTTGGAACTAACGGCGTTGTGTTACTAGTTACTATGGCCGCACCTGTGGCTGCAGAATTTCCAACTGTAACTTGTCCAACTACATTAGCTGCACCGCCAACATATAAGGCGCCAGCCACGCCTGCGCCGCCGCCAACCACTAAAGAGCCAGTGGTTGTACTTGTAGAACTAGTAGTTGCTGTAGTTTTTATGCTGCCGCTGGCTAATAAATTACCAGATACGTCCAATGCTTCAGTGGGTGTCTTATTCACCCCTACACGTTGATTTCCAGTTACAACTAACACTTCGTTGGCAACGCCGCCAGAAGTAGTTGTTTTAAAAATTAAAGACTGTCCTGGAGTTTTATGATATAACAGGGCACCGGTTGGAGATATAGACAGCGATGTTTCTAATGAGCTGCCTAAAACTAGGCCGCCACCATTCCTAATGTTTAATGTATAATTGGTTGTACTTACAGTATCGCTGCGTAAGAAATTCGTGGACGGAACTATACTAGTACCTACAACTAACGAATTTGCTTTTTCGCTGGTTCCCCAGAATTTATTTAAAACTCTTCCGTCGAGATCAAAGTCGGCTGTAGATAAATTAACGCCTTGACGTATTACTTCAAAACCGTCAATTGCTAATTTTGGAATAAATTCATCTTTACTAACAATAATAACTGGAAATCCACTAACGTATAAAATTAAGACAGTTTTATTAGTATTAGTATTTCTGTCTACTAATGTTTCTGCTTTTATTCCAGACTCACTGCCTTCACTAAACTGAGGGCCTACTAAAATCCAAGTAGTTCCAGCAAACAAATATAATTGCTGATTTGTAGTGTCAACCCATAAATCGCCTATGATACTATTTTCTGCAGAAGGTTGTGTTGAACCTTTTTTAATGTTTCCAGCTTCGGTCCATTTTGTACCATCGTAGAGTTTTAACTGCGGACGAAAAGCTGACGTGTCGTACCATAATTGTCCAGTGATTGGAGAACCTTCTCCAAAAACTGAGCCAGGAGCAGTGTTCCTAGCAAAATTTTCTAGTAAACGTAAAAAATTAGTACCGATGGCAGATGCATAACTTGTAGAATTCTTTCCAGGAAATGTCAAACTGGTGCTAGTGTCAACACTGCCGATGCCGTCTGGCACTGATATTGGATTTTGAGGATTACCAGAATCACTATAATAAATGTTGTAAGTCATCTTTACGCAACCTCACTTAATCCAGTTAGACTTTGAATTCTAACAGTGTAGTCGATTTGAATAAGCCTGTTTAATGACTTTTGTACTGGATGAAAAATAACATGGGTTAGCAATCGTGGATTATTAGTTGTACTATACGAAACTAAACCTAGTTCATCGAATACATAAGCACTATCGTTATTACTGGTATTATCAAATGCTTCTTGACCGCTAGGCTCACCATAATCTAGTAAACAGGTTACAAATACATCAGTATAATTTTTACCAGTTACATGACGTGTTTCAATTCTATTACGAGTCGGATCAAGATTAGAACTTAGTCTATCGTTTACCACTTTTGTATAAGTTTCATTGTACAGACTAGCATTAGTACCAGTCGAGTTAGGAGTAAGATAAGTGATGATACCTGTAGGATCTACGCTAGTACCGCCATTGCCAAATGCCATTGAACTAATGAATCCTTGGCCTTCGTTGGCTAAACTCTCGGCAAGGGCAACACTCATATTTTCATAATGAATAGCATTACGTTTGTTTACTGCCACTTCGCCTGTTTCAGGATACCAAATTTTGATATGGCCTTCAACTAGAATTCCAGATAGATCTTTACCTTGCATATTGTTCTCTTTATTATGAATTACATTCTGCCTACAACAACTTCAATAAGACCTTCATCTCCATCAAAATCTTCTAGCGCTTTACCAATAACAGTTCCCATAGAAGGGTTATTACTAGGACGGGCGAAGCCGCCGCCAGCACTAATAAGCATGTCACCTTTCTTGATATTGCCACGAACTTTACAAGGAACTCGGCCAGTTAACGCTAAAACTGCGGTGTGCTCTCCATTGCTTACGCTACACTCAAGGCCTGTGTTCATTATAAAACCTGGATCTGTAGAAACAACTCCAGCAACCCTGCGTGTTTCATCTTCAGCTATTGTAACTTCATGTATGCCGCCAAATTCTAAAACAGTGCCTGCTTCATAGCGAGAATCAGCTACGTATTTTTCTGCCAAGTCAGCAAACAATGAACTAGTGGCAGTTCCTTGGAAAAGCACAGCATTTAGATTTCCGTCAATGTCTCGGCAAGCGATAGATAAACTAGTACCTTGACTTGCTTCGTCTATCGTTGCGGTTCTGTAATTGGCGCCTACTTTTAAACTGTCAGCTTGTGCTGCGGCGCCTGTATTAGCAACACTGAGTACACCAGCATTGATGGCTAAACCGGTTCCTACTTTAACTCCACCCAACACAGTTGAGCTAGCAGTAGTCAATGTGTAAGCACTTGCAGAGCTGATAACGCCGCTACCGTTGATGGTAACAGTGGTTCCGTCTACTCGTACACCACCTAGCACGGTAGTTGAAGCGGTGGGCAAGCTGTAAGAAGCTGCTTCGTTTGTTATAAATTGTAGTTGCCCGCCGCCATTTGTACTCAATATTTGGCCTGCGGTGCCGTCAGCTGCCGGAAGTGTAAATGTTGTAGGTACGGCAACTGATGCGGCGGCTAGCTCTGTGTATCCAGATGATGCCCCCAAAAGTTTTAAATTTGCCATGTTGAAATACTCCTAATGATAATGTATTTATTTAAAATATAATCCACGTAGATAATGGTGCAACTTCTACGGTAACGTTACGATCAACAACAACAGGCCCTATACTTGAAGCAATTTTATTGTTGGATATGCTATAATTAGCTATAATTGTGGTGTCTTGTTCTTGAATTGGAGATGCTGGAGGGATTACAGGAATAGTAGCTGAAACAGCGCCTGGGGTGTAAATTGTCCAAGTTGCGTTTCTTTCAACTGTAAATGTAACTGTTCTATCTAGAGTAATTGTACCTATACTATAAACTACTTTATTGTCAGCAGTAGTGTAATTGTTAGTTACTGTTTGATCACTTTCAGTAAGAAAAGGGTCAGCCTGTGTGGACAACACAGAGTTATCCATGATTAATCCTGAACCTACCCGAATTCCACCTAAAACTACTTGTGTTGCGCTGGGTAACTCATATTGAGAAAACGCAATTGACAATACTCCTGAATTCATAACTAGCCCAGTGCCAACTTTAACTGTACCTGAAACTAACGTACTAGCACTTGGAATAGTAGTAGCACTAACAGTAAGAACGCCTGCTGTATCTATTGCCAACCCTGCTCCTATAATTACACCGCCTAAATTAGATGTAGTTGCTTTTGGAAGCGTATAATCGCTGTAGTTAGATACAGATAGTATACCATCAGTGTTTATGCTTAGACCAGAGCCAACTTTTATACTGCCTGCCTGTGTGCTGCTAGCCTGTTTAAAAATATTAGATTTTAAATCTAACACCGTTATTTTTTTACTGGAAGTAGCATCAGTAACAACTATTACAGAGTCGTCTGCTGGCACTGATATAGGGTTTAAGTCGTTAATTGTAGCCATATTTTAGTATTCCAAAGGTTCGCCGTCACCAGCTGAGAGTGGGTTTCCGTCACCGCCCAAGACTCTATCTTCATATTTATCTAGGTATGTTTCTACCCAGTTTGTGCCAGTTTCTTTAAGGAAGTTAGCAATAGGATTGTTAGATTTTGCCAATCGTTGACCTATATCATTCCATAATCTACCCTGACGTTTTACCACAGTTATCTTAACTCCCGGAACAAATAGCCCTTTGACTGTAAGATCTGTCACATTTAATTGTAATTGGACAGTGCCGTTAATTTCGAACTCAGCATTAAACACCACATCACCTTCTGTGCTATATGGATAATTTAAATTAGAGTAAACACTATATTGGTGTTTTTTCAATCTATACCCTGCTATAAACACTTCCATATCATTTATGCTAGGAATATAAGGTAATGTTACTATGCCAAGGTCGCCTATAGAAACAGTATGAGTTACAACGATGCTTTCATCTTTATACGGAATAGTTTCGCTTGCGCCAAGGCCTTGAACTAAACTGTCTGCGCTGTGGTAATTAGGCATACCAGTACCCAACGTTCCCCTGTGTAACTGACTTAGCACATTTCCAATTTTTACAAAGTACTCGATGCGTTCTCCGTTAATTTCTATAATACCAGGCACGTTTCTGCTAGGCATCGGATTGTCTAATGTACTAGCATCATCCACATGAATTTCTTTATCAAACTGGAACAAATCCCTAGCAAGTAGTGTAGATTTTGATTTGTTCAGACGCTTATAGTGTACACGATTTAAGATATCTTTGAATTGCATATAAGCAAAACTTTCATGGACTACTACATTTGTAAAGGCCATTACCTGTAACACATCAGAACTAAACAATGAGTCTGCTAACTTAACAGTAATAAAATCATCTTGAAGATAATAATCAATGCCATGCATTAACAGCTCTCCGTTTTTAATTACCCATACAAAATCACCGGACACTGCTGTGTTACGTAATTTAAAGTTGCCGCCCAATTTGCTAACAAGTTCGTAATATTCTGTAGTTCCGTTTGTTAAAGAAGCAGCAGGGATTAACTCGTCAATAGTTCTTTCAACTTTTAAAATATTGTGGTTATAAAAACTTATGATTTCAAAAGGTGTATTAGAAGGATATGAATTATTAAATGTTATAGAATTATCAGAATTTATAATATAGTCTGCGTTAGAGTCTACCAACACTGTTAATGCGGATCCGTCAGTGTAAGCATCGGGTTTTAATTTAACAGTTATGTTTGGCTGGTCTTGAATAATTTCAAAATTAGCAGATAACGCTGCGCCAATGCCCGAGCCACCCGATAGGTTAATTGGGTTAGTAGGCGGCACATCATATGATCCTGCGTCAACAATTTCTAATAGTTGAATCTTGCCCGACCCATTTACAAATACCACTTCGAATTTTGCCAAGCTGCCAGTAGGTGAAACTGTGCCGCCAACAGCATCCAATACATCACCTACAACATAGCCTGTGCCGCCGGTGATTGTTAAAGATGTTGAGTCAATGCCATACACAATTCCAGTATAGTCAAAATCCAATATATATTCTGTGCCATATGCCAGTAATGTATTATCTTTATAGACTTTAACGTTACCAGGATTTATAGTTACTCCTAGATACTTGTAATCTCTTAAAGAGTATTCAAGCATAGAATTTTCAATAATAAAATAATTAGCACTTGCAGGTTTTAATATTGTTTGATTAGTTTTAACCAACACATTCTGATCCAGTGGAGAATTTAAGCCTATGATATTTCCCAGAGGATATGTATCAACACTTGTGTAAGTTAAATTTTCTAATTTTACAACACTAGACGTTTGGTCTGCAACTGATGTATCAATAATGTAATTAATTAGTGCGCCTGCTGGAGGTACTGCTTCAAATCTAATCCCTGCTCGACTCCTCCATGTTTGACCTACTACATCAGTGTACTGATCGTCTGTGCTGAATAGTTCATAGGCAACGACTGCGCCATTAACAAGAACTGTTGATGCTATTGTAGGCAACCAATTGGCTTTTGTCAAATACTCAGTGGTAACACCATCAGAAATAAAATAATCTAAATCTAATATGTTGGCAGAGTTGAAACTGATACTTAAAATATCAATCGCAACACCCTGACTCGGAGCAGTGTTAAAAACAATATTGTTGTTTTGATAATCAATAGTGTAATCCACGCTTAAAGTTTTAATTAGATTATCAACTTTTACTATTACCGAACTATCGTTAGGAAAATATTGACCTATTTTAAAATCTGTAGTAGATGCGTTGCCACGATGATGATTAAACATTATGTTCGGACAGCCGCCGCTTGGTCTGTGATAGACTTTGATTGCCACAGTGTCCATAACTTGCCCAGGAACAACTTCTTCAGGAGCGTAACTAGTATTTGCGCTTACTAAGTCGTCCCCGTCTAGAATTATGTCGTCTGCTGCCAATCCCGTAGCACTGGTATAGGCTAAATTGCCGCCACTTAATTTTGTATCATATTCGTCTGGACGTGCTCCGTAACTACCATCGCTAGTATCCTTACGGAATATCAATCTATCATCTACAGATAACGCTACTGTAATTGGCAAATTGATAATATCAATTTCACCATCTCCTGTAAAGGATAGCATTAATGCGTCATTGTTTGTTTGTAAAATTGTAGCATAGTTAGGATCATCTATTCTAATAGAAGGTTCATAGCTTGTGCCAGTATATCGACTAATATAGATATTGATCTGTTGATTTTCCTCTGGAACATATGGCATACGATAAGAATATGTTATCGAACTAACAGTTACAATATAATCTTCAAATTCAGGATCAATAGTATCCCACGGTTCACTAAACCACGGCAGTGCATCCCAGCCGGCATTAACGCCAAACCCGAGGCCAGTGATTTCTACACCACCGTAGTCAATGCCAGTCATTAGCTGTGCTAGATCTTTACCCAGCTGTCCCGTTTGTGGATCATAGTAAAAATTAATCCTATCAGGAGCATTTAAGTGTACAAAATCTTTTTTGTACTCAATACGAATGTTAACTGGTGTTGCGCTGTTGGCAGGAGGTGCGTTTTTAAAAGTAATTTGTCCACTGTAACTAGTATAACCTTTAGTTACAGATTTGACAACTTCTAATGTATAATCATCCCTGAGTACTTCAGCATTATCAATAGTTACATAACTTTCACCTACCTTTATATCAGGTGCCCATTTTAACAAATATTGAGTTCGTGAACCTGTACCAGAGAACGTTTCAACTGATATAAGTTCTGTAATTTCATAAACTTTGCTAGTTCTATCAAATTTAATTTTAACATAGTTACTTCTAACCACACCCTGGCCTATAATTGCCACTGCGGTGGCAGCAGATCCGGTAGTTGCTAGACCTCCTATGATTTCAATTCTAGGAGCTCGTATCCAGCGTGTGCCGCTGCTTACTAATTCTATTCTATTCACTCGTCCGTTTGATATGTAGGCTTTTGCTTCTGCTGCCACACTATTGGATAATTTATAAACTATACCTTGATATTCTTCGTAAATTTTTACTATCGGCTTGGTAATATATCCGGAGCCGCCATCTACTATTTCTATAGAAGTAATTTCAAAGCCCACGGTATCGTGCCAATGGCGCCATGGATATGTTAATATTTCACTAAAATCTGTAACAATTTCAGCGTTATCATTTACTTGAACCAACAAAGGCGCAACACTTCTGTTATCGTTAACCACAGGTAGTAAATCAAAATCAGATACTGAACTTTGAGAATAATCTAGTGAAGTGTAGTTACTAACGTACTCACGTACTTTAGTTCTATAGGGTTTAACTTCTTTAATGTATTCTTCAAAAAATTCTAAATTGTCACTGTTGTAAGTGACTTTTTGTTTTAGCTCACCTACATTATGTTGACTCTTGACAAAGCTAGTTTTAAACGCCCAGTCGATAAACGTCTGTTCGCTTAGTGCATATCGAACACAGGCAAAAAATACTTTTAAGTAGGATGTGCGATATTCATCGATTAGGATTTTGTCTCGTATTGTTTCAAGAATTATTCGCAATTCTGTCGTAGGACTGTTATCAAAAATATCAGCATCAAACAACGGACCATCGAATCCCAGTGTACTAGCTTTGAATTGATACAGTGATTCTAAGAATTTTATTGTACCATTCTGTCTGCCAATAACTGTGAAATTTTGTGTGTAATCTATTGTTTGTGTATCAGCAACTTTTAGTAGTAGCAGCCAGCCGCCGCGGCCCACGTTCCTAACTTTGGCAATGCTGCCAACATCCATATAGGTAGTTGTTAATTCGTAAGTGTTCTCTACAAGATAGTCTATCTTTACAAATTGATTGTATTCATCGGCGTACCAATCTAAATACTGCCAATATTTTCTAACATCATAGCTTTGACTTTTTATTCTAGACCATTGTTCGATGCGAGCACTCCATGAATAGATGCTCCATAAATCTAACGACTCGCTGTCGCTTCTAACGAGTACCGATACATCTCGAACAATAATGGCGGTGTTCGCTGTATATCCCTCACCGCTATTTTCTATTTCATAGTCAACAATTTTGCCTTGAGCATCTATTATAGATTTAATTTTAGCGTTTATACCGCTACCTGTAATTTTTACATTAGGACCATACCATCTATCAGGATCTAGTGTATTAGTCTTAGGGTATTCTCTAAGTGTGCCATATCCGTATCCTGATGAAACGATTGTGATACCCGTAATTCTACCATTGATAATTATAGGTTTTAACACTGCTGTTTGAAGTAGTGTAGTAGGAATAAATCGTAATTCTGAATCTGTGTCTATAGCAATATCCCACAATCCCGACACTGCGCTTGGTATAGGTTCGTAAGTATCTAATTCGGCAAGGTCATAATCATCGGCAATAAGTTCATTTTTAATAGAAGCATTTACACTTTCAACAAAAACTTTAAGAGCCTCGACTCTGTTCATAAACATACTTTGTCTAGGTTTAAATTCAATACCGTGTCGGTTCTTTAACGGCAAGCTAGTATCAGGTATAACTCTGTCATTGGAGTCCTTGCCAATTAAACTGTCAAACCACTTTTCTTCAATAGCTGTAGGTATAATAGTGTTTCTATTAGTACTCAATAATTTCCACTGACTATGATAGTTGCTAGTTTTGTTATCGCTTAACCAATACTGTACACTTAACGCAACATTATTAGATTGTAAATATTTTTCGCAATTCACTAATGCGAAACTATTTGTGCCTGTGAAAGCAATAAAGCTATATCCATATCCAGCAGGATCAGCAATTAACTGTGCTACATCATAACTATTCAACGTTCTGCCTGAAACGTTAGGAGCATCTTTTTTTCCTTTTACCCAATAAAAATAAGTTTCTTTAAAAGTTTTACTAACAGAGTCGTAACGTTTTTTAACACTATAAACTTCGTCGCTGTATTTTGGTGTGCCGCTGATACCTCTGGCTATTCCGGCATCAGTGCTTGATTGCTTAATCCAAGCTGAAGGCAATAACGAAGTTTCTACCCATTCGTAAACGTCTATACTTGCTGTTTCGTACAGTGTATTCCAGCTACTTGTTCTGTAAATTACATCGCCGCTTTGAGTATCTAAGAATTTAGCTCGTGTTAGATCCCACCATAGTTGACCAACTTGTACCGTAGTCCAATTCATACCGTCATCAACATTAACTGACGATGTTCCAACAGAATAGATAGCAGGATCGTAGAAAGTTTTATATCTGATTTCTTGATCTGCTACTCCTGGGATCTTACCTTGTAAAGGATCAATGACGTCTAAATATTTTACTAGCTCGTTAGTTACTGTATTATAGAGATAAACTTTTTTAATTTTTCCTATGTCTACGCTATCAACTTGCGTGTGAATAGGCATCCAGCTAAATTTTTCTCCGGGCTTGATATAAGAATAAACGTTTCCTGAATTTGTAAAACCTTGACTAGTTTCTTTAATAGCACTTACCAAGACAGTATTATTGCCCACAGCAATTTCTTCACCGTAACCAGAATTAATAACACTGATATTATCTAGACTCTCGCCGTAGACAAATTTAGTGTTGTACATATCAAAAATATCAATACGGCCTACATCCACTGCTACATCGATTAGTTGTAAATTACTGTTATCGAATGTAGTAGATAATTCATCAAACACCGTGATATTTTCTATGTTACCATTTTTAGAAAACACTACTAGTGTTTTATTATTCATAAATTCAATGTCGGTACCATAACGTTCGTTAACTTCGTTACGGGGACTATCAATAACTTGATAAGGCGTGCCCGTAGTATATGTAGAATCTGATTGCTTATAGATTAAGATTTGCCCTACATCTTTCTTGTTGCTGACATTCATTAATGTGCTACCAACCGCAATATAGTCACCGTCTGTTGTTATCGATACGCTTTCGCCAAATCTTTCAGCGTTGTCAACTATGTTACCTACTAATGTCTTAACCAAGGAATAGTTAGATCCAGTATAAGAATATACAAATACTTTACCAGATTCGGTATCTGCTGATGGAGCAGACGCTACGATTGTTAAATTAGTGTCAATTGCTAAATCGTATCCAAAGTAGTCACCCGAAATCGTACTAGTTGACAATGTTACAAATTGATTCCATACTGTAATACTGTCAAATTTATAAGTGTAAACTCTACCCTGATTGCTGTTATAACCTTCTGCTGTTATTGCCAAGATATAAACATCGCCTAGGCCCGAACCAGTGTAAGTAAAGTTTTCTATAGATCCAGTGACAGAATCTACTGTATTGATAATGATGGTTAAATCGTTGTCAACATTTGTGCCGCCCAATTGAGATCCTGGAATGACAATAGTTTCGCCGGCTTTATATCGCAAGCCTCTGTCGGAAACTAGTAATACATAAGAAGATCCGATACGTGTAACTGTCCATACTGCTCCGTTACCGTTTTCAGTGTATGTGCCTGTTAGTGCGCTATACAAAACAGTAGGGTTAGGTTTTCTTCCAAAAGCAAGATTTATACCAAATTTTTCGCCAGCTGAAGGTACAGGACTAACAATAGTATTTGATAAATCAAATTGTCCGTCGGTGCCTTGTTCGTATAAGAATACACACCCTTGATTTGTAAATCCAATATCTGCCAATGGTGCTGAAATTGCCAACCAGCGACCGTCTTTACTAAATTTGATTAGAGAACCAAACTCGCCAGGCGACAATACAGCGGTAGTCAAAATGCGTTGTTTACTTAACCATACATTATCCGAAGAACTTTTTTCATAAATTGTAACGCCGTCGATATCTGTTACAGCAGCCACGTTTCCGTCGTCAGTAATTGCTGTTGCTAAACCAAAGTTTAAATTTGTCCTAACGTCGATATTTAAAATTGTACCTTGACTATAAACAGGAGCGTATTGATACGTTGACCATTTACTGTGTCCGTTGTTGTCTGCCCAAATTAATTCGTTAGGTTTAATATAACGTGGAATAATAGAATTCGCGTTATCGATGTTTTCAACTCGATGTAAATTAAATTGATAACTTAACACTGTATCTTGGTCAGTCCAAGTTTGCCAACCTTGTACTTCTTTAGATACAGTAAATGTATTAAGAGAAACTGAAGCAACTATGTGGAATCCTTGAACAGAGACACTATTCTCTATCCCTACTACATCTCCAACAGTTAACGTTATTACTTTATCACAAACAATAGTTATTACTTTGTTCGAGTATGTAATATTGTTAATCTTAAAAGGTGTTTTACTAAATCTATAAACATTCCAGTCTCGATTTTCAAACGCACACCATACATAATCACCTTCTTTAAAAGACGAAATGTCAACAGTGATTAAATCTTGTAAATTATCTATGCTAAGTTTTACATCTTCCGAGCGTATATATCCCGGAGTTCTTAAATATGTGCCGGTAGTTTTAACTGGCCAAATATCATTAGTGTAGTTATATGGCTTAACATAAACATCAACAGGGCGTTGTCTATAGACAAAATCTGTTAGCAACGGATCGATAGAATTTACTAACTCAATCGGTTGAGGATTAGTTTTAAATTCTCTTTCGTCTAATTTAAATTCAACTTCGTCAAATGTATCCACTGCGCCATATTCTCCAACACGGAATGCCCACTCTTCGTCGAATGTTAAACTTTCCATGCCATCGGCACTTAGCACATCAAACAGTTTGTTTAAAACATTCTGTGTGCCTTTTTCAATAATCATGCCTTGATAAAACTTGTACTGGCTTACATCATTTTGAATAATGTTTTCAAGGTACTGACGTTTCTGATATCCAATTAAGTGTTGAGCAATTTTTTGCTGTCCGCTATCTAAATTGTCAGTATCTAAATCATAAAAGTCAGCAAAAGTCTCAGCTTTATAATCCCAGTTAGGTAATAGTTCTGCTTTGGGTTTTTCTGTTAATAATACCCAGCTATCATCATTAAATGTTTCTGTTCCTACTAAGAAACTTTTAGCACTATAATAAAACTCTTTGTGTTTAGCAATGTCGCCTAACGCAAAATCAGTCCAAGGTGTCCACGCATTAACAATAGCTCTGTCGTAGATAAAACCTGGAATTTCAAAACTGCCATTCCAGTTGCTAGTAACGTAACCTAGTACCTTAACTCTTTCTTGTCTGTATCCTGCTTCAGGATCATACACTGTGTCATTGAATAACGTTGTATTATCTAATACTACAATATGTTCTTTTTGTACAAGAAATAAAGTAGCTCCAAATATTCCGTGATTTGTATCTTGCGGCTGTAACGTAAATTCGCCGTCTTTTCTATAAGTTGTTATAAACTCAGGATCTAATTTTTGACCATCAACTCTAAAAATACTATATCCGTAAAATGGATCTGTAAGGTCATCTACGGCAGCAATATTAGATTTAAAAATTAATCGGTTAGCGGCTGGGCTTAAACTTATAACTGCACCTGCGGCCCAATTTTGAGTTGACCAGAATAGAAATTCTTTTACACTAGTTTCCCAATTGGTAATAACGGCAAGCTCGTTGTTGAAGTCGTCGAAAACAAAACCTTGTTGTTCTAGATAGGCTCCATAGCCTTGTAAAAAATCAACCATAGCTTGTATAGTTGTTATCTTAGTACCGTATGCCACAGTTTGCGGCTCATCGTAATCCCAAGTTTTTCTTAAAATAGCGTCTCTGCCGCCTACAACCGGCAACTCAGCTAGTCTAGCATAGTATTGACTGTCGAATGTTTCAACACTTGTATGATTAGTTTTTACTCTGTAATACTGATTGTTATTTTTAACAATCTTACCAGCAGCATAAATTTGGCCAGAATTCCAAGTAATGTAACCTTCACTAATGCCTCCAACATTTATTACCCTGTCATCTTGTCTAGATGGATAATAAGTGAAATACGGATTGTCAAAATTATAACCTTTTACTTCAAATCCGTCAGCAAATTTTGTTATTATTACTCCGCTATAAACAACTTTTGTTATGGCACTAGAAATATTTAAATCTACATAATAATTTTCTTCTGGCACAAACACACCGCCTGTACTGCTAGGAGTTTTACTGTCTAATAAAATTTTATATTTGGGCTGGCTGGTAAACGATCCTATACGTGTTGTTATTTTATTTGTTAGAGATGTTAAATCTAACTGGTATTCGTCTAGTCGTAAGACATTATCGCCTGATAGGTAATCTACTAGATAATTGATTAGGCCGCAAGTATAAGCTCTGGTATCTACATTTCTGTTGCTAGTTGATGGAATAACAATATCTTCTAATCGTAGACGTAAACCAGTTTCAGAATATACTAATTGGTTATTTAAATTTTTTACAATTCTACTTCTATCTAAACATCGACCTAACACACTGTTAGGCTGCATTAGCAGACATGTTTCAATAAGAGCAAACGCATAATAGCTACTGCGTCTCCATGCTGATTCAACTGTGGCTTGATCTCCAAATTCAAAATAGCCGCTGTCGCCTGATCGTATAGTACCAGATACCATTCCCGAATCTTTAGGGCTTATTAATACGCCCTGGTCGTTGACTGGTAATCCATAAGCTAGCGAGGACTTAGCAAATTTAACATCCCGTCTAACAGGCACGCCAGGTTGTCGAATAATACCCTCCTTAATGTCGTCCCATAGAATTAAGTTATCACTTGTATATGGCGCTGGACCATATACATCTTGCCACCAAGATGGTTCAATACTAAATCCTAAACATTCCCATGGATGACTATGCGGGCGAATTGTATCTAGTAACCAGGTATAAATTCCGCGCCATGCTGCGGGAACATCCTGATTGTCAGGTGTGAAGTTGCCTCGATAGTTATAGGTAAAACTATCAGTTTGATCGTACCCAATATGTTTTGTATAATCTTCTTGAATGTTAGTTGTCCACTGGAAGAAATACTTAGATAGTATTCTATTAAATTCTTTAAATGAATACAGAGTTGTTCTGCTGTAGCCTGGAATATAATCGTGAATATTAAAAATGTCTGAATTATACTCGCATTTTATGTTATTAAAAATTCTAGTTTCTAATTCTAAAATTAAGTCATCTCTGTAATCGTCAAAGGCAATAGTGATGCTACCATCGTGTCCTTGTATTACTCGAGTAGGTTCAGCGTAAGTATCGTCTAGATAAATCTTAGGTTCAAATTTAGGATATAACCCTAGCTTAGTAGGAGTGGCAGGGCAAAAACATCCGTCAGTAGTTTCATACTCGTATGCTTCAATAAGGTCGTCTTGTACGATGTCAATTAACAGTTCGAAAAATACGTCATCGCCAAATACGTAATCTCGGCCGTGTACAAGTTGGTCTCCGTTTAGATAAATGTTGACACTTTTATTAGATAGTGTTGATAATCCAAACTTGCTAGTTAACGGATATGTTTTTATTCTTGAATCTAAAACAGTATATTCTATTCTATTCGAAGCTGTGTAACCAAACATATCTGACAGGTAATATGGGCTTGTTTTTGGTCTGTCCTTGTTTATCATCTGTAAAACAAAATCGACATGTCGGCGTGGATCTGTATCTATTCCGCTTTCGGTTGCAGCAACTATGAATGCTCGTTTAAATTTGCCGTAGTCATTCCTTGCCATGTCTATGGCTTTTACTACGTTAGAACTTTTAGATCCAATATGATATAAACTAAGATTCATCGGTCCGCTATGCTGTACAAAGCGGACGCCGTAAGGACTCAAATTGCCGATATCTCTAAGATTACCGTAACCTGGATAAGTGCCAGTAAATGTTGTAATATTGTCAACAATAGATCCTACATGATCTATTACTTGACCTAGAGTAAACTGTTCTACATTGTGATTTAACGGATTGTTCTGTAAACTAATTGGAAGTTCATAATAACCATTAGAATTTTTTGCTTGTTTAGCAAAGCAACGTAGTGTTACAACATCTGTAGTTGTCACTGCTGTAGTCAACTCTACTTGTTTCCTAACTACACTAGTAGTGACAGTGTATTGATCTTTTGCTAATCGATTTCCATTAATATAAACTCGAACTTCTAAATCTGTTAGATCGTTTTTATTATCAAAAACATCAATCGGAAAAGGGATAGTTGTTCCGTTATATATATGATCCTTAAACACTCTGACCACAGGCTGTGAATCTTCAATTAAACTTGTAGTCCATCCGTTTTCGTAAGCTGCCCTGTTGATATCTTTTGATATTTTTAAATAGCCGGTTGCAGTATCTTTGTATAGTACATTGGTTATTTCTTTATAGGCAAATTTGTCTGTTAATAGATTAAATTCAAAAACAATATCACCGATATTATTAATATTCTGATATGTTAACGGAAAGTTCAACTCACTATCAACTGTACCTGTTCCTACTTTATAACTAAAAATCTTGTTACCTTCAAAAGTAGAGCCGTCATAAACTGAGGTGTCAGTGAAACTAATTTGATTTTTATCAAATAAATCAAACAACGGAGCTTGGTTTACCTTTGTTTTTATTTGAGCTAGTTTCCAAGTAGTGCCTGTAAACCAATAGGTCTGACCTTGATTGCCATTGATACTAGATGTGAGTGTTTCTTGAGTACCATAATTTATTGTTACAGATTCGTATAGTATGGCAACAGCGTCCGATTCTTCTGTTAATGTTATTTGCCTACGACTTCCTGAAAAGACTTCAAATTTATAAACAGCATCGACTGCTGAAAATATGTCTACCTGTTTTGTTAACGCAGTATTTGTGTGTAATTCAATGGTGAATGAATCTATAACTTTCACATAATAAACTTGTCTGTTTGTTAATCCTGGTAATGTATCAAAGCCATTGTTTAAGTAAGTGACACGGTTACTAGACGACAAGCCGTGTTCGCTAGCAAAGGTAAAAGTATTATTAGTAATATTAACCGATGTAGTTCCGTTAAAAGATAATTGTCGACTAGGGACAACTACATCGATAAAGTTTACTCGGTATATTTTGTTTCTAACAAGTATATCTGTATCTTTTGTGAAAATCACTCGCATAGCGTCAGCAAGATCAATTCCATCTACATTATAACCTAAACTACCTTCGATGGTACTAAAAACATCCTTTGTAAAATTATCAATTACATCAATATTTTGTTTAGAGCTAAGACCATGATTGTGTAATTTAATGCCTGCATTAAATTCAATAATAGGACGAATTGCCCTTTGTGTTTGATCCAAACCTGATTGAACATTATTGGCAGCAGCACTAGCAATAATAACATCTTGATGGAACCATCTATTATATCTACTCCAGGGGTTTTTGTCAGAGCTCGATCTATTGATTGTTATATAATCTTTAGTGCTAGGTAATGTACTAGCGTCGCCAAATGGCAACTGATCGAATGGATTGTCATCAAAAAGGATACTAGTTTCTTCATTAAATGATGTTCTAACTTCTAGATCTTTATCCCTAACTAATCGTATGGCTGTTCCAACGCCTTCTACATACCAAAAATCGTTGGCATATTCTTCTGGAGTCACTTGTCCTCCAAAACTTAATTTCATTCCGTTACTGATTCGCAAACCTTCTGCGGTACCGTTAGGAATAACGTATTCCTTTTTTCCAACAAAATCAGTTGTTAGATTAATTGCAGTATTTTCAGTAATGTCCAATACGTGAAATACGCCGCCGGTATCAACTGCGTTTTCACTTACATAAAATAATACATCAGGTGCATCCACTGGAACGGTAAAGGTAATTTTACCGTTTTCAACAGCATAGGCATCGACTCCTTTTGTATATCTATAAAGGTCGCCTGCAGTGCGCTGAGTTTTAATACTAAACGGATGTCCAACAACGTTAATATCAAAAATATAAGTTTGACCTCTAAATAGTCGTATCTTAGGATTTCTAATCAACCCCTCTAACGGGCCTTCGGGATTAAACAAATACGCAACATTATCAGTCTCGTCAACTCCGGTAACAGAGTACGTACTGATAATTTCTAATTCATTACCCAACACTTCAATAGGACGAGGACCAAAAGGAAGCCAGTAATACTGTTGGTAATTTACAAATTTGTCCCAGCAGATATTTGGATTCCAGCTATAAAATTCTTCACGATTCAATCTACTATGATTGTCAACGACACCATCAAACACACTGATATGGTTAATATGATCAATGTAATCTTTAAAAAATGTAGTATTTCCAAGATAGTCTTGAATGACTGCAGCAGGTTCTAGTTGATAATTTTGTCTAGTTTGATCAGCAGCTTCGAGAAATGTATCTGAACTAACAACAGCCTTGGCAGTTTGTCTTCCAACGTAACCGTTAAGTTTTTTAACTGTTCCAGGTTGAATTAGCTGATCTACTGTTGCTTGTAAAAACTTCTTGTTACCGGGTGTTCTATAAAACCTCGGTAATAAGTCAGCGCTCGAACGCTTTTCTACATTTGAAATAGGTACCTTTGGCTCGTTTTGATCGTTGCTATAGGCCATCAGTTACTCCCTAAACTTGTTATTGTTTGCTGACTCACTGCTGTTTGATTCGCTTGAATTACGGCACTCTTGATGTTGCTTGCGGTTATTGTAGAAATAATTTCTATGTCATCTATGCCGGCGCCGTTGATAAAAATTTGATCTTTTTCGCTACGGATTTCGTACAACCCGCCAAAACTTAAAGTACTTTGTTTAGGCACTATAACAAAATTTACAATATAAGGAGACACTTTATTCATGACGTAGGTTGATAATTCACTAAAATAGAAATTATCTCCAAATTCCCAATTTTCTAAAGCAAAGAATTCTAATATTGCCACTAGCACTCTAGTTTTAATATCATTATCACTGATTACTATTTCAGAATTTTTTACAACTTTAAATGTTGCCTGTAAATCTGTGGTAGCTTTAGATCCAAAAAGAACCTTGTACTTTGAAGGGTGATATACAATTTCATCGCTGATAGATTTAATTTTATTAAGTTCAGGACTTAATAAATTGTACAAGAAATCGCTGCTAGGAGGTAACGGTTCAGTAGTTCCTGCGCCAGACAACCATTGTCGATAAGCAATGTCATATTGCTTGGTTAGTACAAATACGTCAATAAGATTAGTTAATCCTGGATCAATTCGTGACTCGTAATCAGCGTTATGTATATATTGAAATTTAATTTTGTCTCTACCCACAAACACTTTATAGTCAAGAGTGGGAATAAAATTAGAAGCAATTTTATCATATA